TTACTTCTTCTTAGTTTCATCTTTAAGAATTTTTCGCAACGACTGTGCTCTCTTCTCAATGATTTTATTATGCTCCTTAGATGACTTAATGCTAAAAAAATCATTAGCTTTCTTGCTGTCAAGGATGAATGCCTGTCTTGGTTTTTGCATAACTGCCATATCGTTACTCCCTTTCTTATTCTTTTTTCTAAAGGAAAAGCACATAACACACACACCTTAATAATGGTACTATTATGATATGTAAATGTGTACGATAATATACACCTTTCCTTGTACCTACATAATACTCCCTAAGCGTATTAAAAGTCTACCTATATTTAGTCATCAAATGTACATTTGTTACCAATTTTTAACTTGATTAAAATTCAACCGATTTATTATTCGCTGGTCGGATGCGAAACATATTTATCGAGCCAGTCACTTATTAGTCGCCAGTGGTGGGCGACAATCATTTAAAAGGATTATTTTAATCCCATTTGATTTCATTTTTATTATACTTAGATAATCTATCTAATATCCATTGCTTTTTGTGGTGAGACTGATTGTCAAAATCTTTAACTTTATTTTTATCTACCTCGAAAGACTGACTTATCGGTACTGCAAGCACTGACATTTTTAACATCCTTTCTAAAAAAACGAAATTGGCGTTTATGACCATTGGTACGCCATAAACCAACCCACCTCTTTATCTTCCTCTATGTTGGTCAACCATAGTCTTATCTTCGCTCGCTGTCCAATTATTTTGAGTCGCTGGCATCGTGCTACGACCAAGAATCTAAACCATTTCATCTGTATTCTACAGAAAGGTAGTTGCGTTCGCATTCCTGACATCTAAAGGTAGATGTTACCACTATACAAATCTGCCCAAGTGGGCTGACACTAAATGTCATAATTGCCTGTGAATCCTCAGATTATCACAGGGCGATCACTAATATATTATGCCCCACAAGCTCGAAAAACATTGCAGAAATACCAAGACCGTATACCCTAAAGTATCACAGTACGAACTTATGTGTTATCTTTTGGTCTGTCAGCCAAGTGCCCTTTTAGCATTGGCGATTTTGGTGTCTTTTGCTCGAATACCGTCATTAATAAGATGATAGATAGCATTGATTGTCTTTTCTCCAACAATACCATCAACTGTGACCTTACCTGCTTTCTGTGCTTCTTTTACAGCCTTTAAAGTGCCATCTCCGAAACCGTCCGAGTTGTCAACCTTTGTCTTGATGATACCCATATTATAGAGTGTAATCAACTGTTTCTTGAATGCAAGTATAGCTGTGTTATGTAAACCGTATTTAATCATTTCTTCTTCCTCCGTATCTGTTGTTTTACCACCAAGTTTTGCAGTTACTGTTTTTGCAAGATTGCCAAGACGGTTGTAAAGCCAATCGCCCGGACAGGATTTATTTGCAAACCATCTATGTACAGTTAAAACCATTTCATTCGACTTTGGCGAATAATTTAGCGTCTTGCTCTCATTGCCAAACCAAAGCAGTTTAGTTTTGCCGTTTCGCTTGCAAATGTCAACACATAAGTCAACAAGTTTGTTGTATACTTTGCTATTCATCGTGTACGGTGCGGTTGTGTCACTTGCACATTCAATTGTTACCGCCCTCTGGTCATTTGCATTTGACGAACTACACCAAGAACGATTACCTTCATCAACACAAAGCAATACTCTGCCATCATAACCAATACCATAGTTACAACTTGCATCGCAAGCTGTGTTCATAAAAATATTGCCGAGGGTTTCAACACTGCACTGACCTACAACACAATGCGGAGTAATGCGGTCAATACTGTGTGTGCGTTTACCGCTGTGGTTTGGGCTTAATTTTGTGTAATCAACAAGTTTTGAATTACTCATAATTATTCCTCGCTTTCACAAATAATTTTTTTGTTTTCAAACTTTTTGTATGCGTCAAGATACATTTCGTTTTTATCGCCATTGTATGTGCATTCGTAGTACATACCATCGTGTAATGTTGTGCTAATAAGGCATTTGTGGTTTTGCAAAGTCTTACATGACCACACTACAAAAATGTCAAAAACAGGTGTACCATCTGACTTATCTAAGTGATTTAAAACATACCTGCGTACCTCTGATATTGCAAGTTCAATAAAATTTGCATTTGTCATAATTATTCCTCACCTTCATCTGTTTTAAATTACAAAGCACCCACCTCAATTAAGAGATGAGTGCTAATTTTATGTATTGTATTTAATTACTTAGGCTCACCATAAGTCATAGCCTGTTCACTATCTGATGTACCCTTAGTTGTAGGATCGACCACAACACCAAGCACTGCAAGCAAAGCAAATATGGTATTCACTACCGCCGTAAGGTTGTTGCCAAGTTCACCAAAATCAAGCTCAAACCCAAATACTTTAGCTACTGCCTGAATAAACAGAAGTGCCGCAGGAATAAGTGCAAGCCAAAATGTTTTATTTTTAAATCTTACTGTCCAGTTAATCATATAACCAACTCCTTAAATATTCTTTTCTGGCAAATGTAATGCCAGTTTATATCTATCAGTACAATATGTGTCTCCTCCGAGATTGTGATACTCTTTATACAGGTCAATCAAATTGAGCTTTTGTATCGAGGTGATACTATTTTTTGCAATGCACTTGTCACACAACTCTAAGATACTATTTCTCAAACCTGCCTTCACTGCTTCAGCCAACTTAACCGACATATCCCACTTCTCTGTATCAAGAGAAATGTGAGACTCTAACATTTCTTCAATTTTGTTCAGTTTCTCTATTGTGTCATTAGTGTTGTTTGTATTTCGCACCCAACCGATTATTTTACGGCGTAGAGGAGTGACGATAGCAGTCAACACTGTTAATATAGCAGTAGCACAACCAAAGCATACACTAATAGTCTTAATGATTTCAATTATTTCATTACTCATTCAATCACCACATTGGTTATTACTCCTTTGTTTGTATTATTTTTTCAAGCGCTGCAACTCTTGCCTCAAGATTGCCTTTTAAGACTTTATTGCGATTAGCAAGAGATACAGTGCATTGCATATCAATTGTTTTGTTCGCTGCAAGCTTAACTCGTAAATATGTAATAGGTTTAGTTACACCGTCTACAATCAATGACTTGGAAGCCTTATTCAACGCTAACTCCAGAGATGTATCAATTATGTTATAAGACGAATCTGCGAAAGTAATTGTCACATCTGATGAAACTGGTGTAATATTATCTATATAGAAATTATATGTACCGCCTTTCAATTCCAATGAATCAAGCTTAACATAGACGAAAGACTTGCCACTTGTGTATGCTGTATCGCATTTAATACTCAATGTATTGTCTGTTGCTACGACACTAAAGTGAGTATTGGTTTTGCTTGTATATGTACCATTAGTACACGATAAAATATTTGGAGCATCCTCTAACACATCTGATACATTAGCTTTTGGCGCACCAAAGTCGCTATCTAACAAGTCATACATTCTAAACAATTTATTATAATCGTCTGTAAGATTATTGGTGTACAGCATATGATTAGGCTTAATATATGTTGTTGAACCAATATCGAGAGTGTTACCACTATTCGTTAAACCAAAGTATTGATTATTTGCAGTTTGTACCTCGTTTTCAGTTGTACCATACTTATAATTAACATCAGATAAAGATAATTTATTAATTGCCGAAATCATACTTGCATCAAACATAATTGCAGATGCACCACGATAATGTCCTATTTGACAATCGTCAAAAATGATAGACTGATACTGATAAGTCAATCCTGCTGCATACCCTGATCTTAACGGACTTGTCACATTTTCAATTGTGCAATGTCGTACAATAACACTACACGGTTCATTGGTATAATATGTACCTATTACAGACAGTCTCTGATTAAGCACAATGCCATTGCCAGTGTATTTGTCTCCATGCGTAGATGTTTCAGTTTTATCTGCTCCATAAAGTTTACAGTTGTCAATATAATTAGTGCCGTTATCCCAATCAAGAGTTACACAACTTGCATACTTATTGTGTATTGTTGAGTCTCTAAGTGTCATCTTACCGTATTGTGCTTCAATTGCCGCACCCCAACCATCAATATCAATGTAACAATTGTCAATGTTGGTATATCTTGTACTTACTTTAATGCCTCTTTTTGCACAGTCAGTAATTGTGCAGTTGGATACAGTAATATAACTATCACCACTACAGTCAGCAGAAGGTCTTTGAATTAAATAAATACCATCTCCATCAGGCTCTTTGTTGCCAACTTTGTATCCATTAATGTTGCTAATTTGAGAATTGCCGATATATCCGTGTTGACTAAACTCACCATTAACACTTGACACTCCTATACCGACTGCGTGAATAAATGTATCCTCAGATACAGTACCAGCCTTAATGTCAGATACAATAACATTATTGATATTAAACTGAGAACAATCTCTAATTAAATTAATGCCAGCAGCAAATGAAGATGCTTTGTTTCCCGCACCTTTAATGGTTGCATTTGTGATATTACTGTTTTGACAACCAACTAATGTAATACACTGAGACACTTTGTGTTGTCCATCGAAACAACCCCCGATAATTGTTAAGTTATTACAATTAGTAAACTTAAAAAACGAACCTTGCACAGTCGTTTCAGCAGCGTCTGTCGAATTAGTAGCTTGATTGTAAAATACAAAATTAGCATTATCACAAATAATGGTCAAGTTATCAATATTAGACAAAGCAATACCATTACACTTATAAGTACCTGCTGGAAAATAAAGACATCTTTTGCTTAACGAAGCTGTCGGTATTTTCGATAAGCTTGTCACTACTCCTGAATTGCTAACACCATACGCAGTTGCACTCAATAGTGACAAATTATTGTTACTCCAAAAATTATTTAGGAGATATTGAATGCTTGGATAATTCTTAGCCGTGTCCGTAATATCAGAGTTCTCCAAAATCTTCAAATCCTTGTTTTCAGGATTGATGTTAGAATATTTGGATATCAAGGCTAATAACGCACTAAACTGTTCACTTGCTTCAATTACACGACCACTGGTTGACTTGTTAATAGTGAGATTAATACCGCTAATTTTCAAAACCTTGTTATCAATGGTGATATTAAGTTCACCTTCACCCACACCTGCATAAGCAGTCATAGAGGGTTTAACTTCAAATTCAACAACGCCTCGCTTAGCGTCTATAATTGTTGCGTCAACAATTTCTTCAGAACCACGAGGGAGAGTTATTGTGTATGTAACTGCCGAACCAGTTAAGTCGATTGCCCCTTTATCATCCACGACCATAAGGCGAGGATATTTGATACCGCCCTCGCCTTGTGTCACAGTAAAAAACTTGTTGTTGTCTTTCCAAGCGTGTACTGTATATATTTTATTGTAGGTTTTCATTATTTCCCTCCTTATCACTTCGTTAATATATACATTGTATTTTCACAAATAGAAATATTACTTGTATATGATAACAAATAATTTGGCTTTAAAACCCTCCTTTTAAAACTCTTCAAATTCGCTGTCATTCCTATTAATTATTTAGAATTTCCTGCACCTATGCCTTAATTTTTTCGGGTACATCGTCAGCTGTATTAAAGCCCTCTTTAGTTAATTTTCGTTTTGCATAAGATACATTAAACATCTTAATTCTGCATCCCCGTACTGATAATAACCCTCTGGGGCAGGATGTACATCATCTGTAACCATTTCAATCGTATTAACTGCGTAGATATTAGGCTTTGTATTCTGTTTTCGCATATTGTTATAACTGTCAAACTGTGATGCAGTATGAATAAAATGTACAAAAGAAAATTCATCCTCGAATGACTTGTACAAATCATTTAATTCCCATACGAATTTATTTCTTGATTCGTAAGGTAGATTAGGGTGCATATTTCTTTCTGCTGTTGTAGATACATGATATCCAACCAAAAGAACATGGCAGTTTGGATATTGCTCATGTAATCTACCTATAAACTTTCTCGCCTTTCTTTCAATAGCAGATATTCCTTCTGTGGCATAATCCTTCCATGTAGTATTCCTCATGTCGTAATCATTCCAGCCAATAAGGGCAACCACATAATTAATAGTTTCCCCATTTCCATATTTTTGCATAAAATAATTAAAATCAATGTCGTCGGTATTTGGATTCCACAGATGATTATTTCCGAGGTTACTTGGCAAGAGCGCAGGGTCTTTGGTATAATTATCCCAACTATATCCTCCCGTGGCAGTAAAACGATTTTCACTATCGTCAAGATTTGTGTTCACTCCTACGAGTTTTGTATTCGTTAAGCCATAGCCTTTTAATTTGTCTTTCACATGTTTTGAAATATATCCCATAGCAGTAAGAGAATCGCCAAAAAAGCATATATTGCGTTTTTTGTTAGCTATTTTAGTTTTATCGGACATGTAGATATTAATGTACTGATAATCCAGTGACTTCATATCCAAATCGTAAAGTCTAAACGCAGGCGCAGAAGTGAATGGCTCATATATACCAAGCTTGTTTCCAGTAACAGTATCCGGGACATTAAATACCAATTTTGAAACATAATCTTTAATATATCCTGGACTATTATTCAGAGAAATGAGATAATCACCCTCGGGTTTTGAATAATTACCATATTTTTTACGAATCATTCCGTGTCTAAATAACTCCAATGGCTCGCCTTTGACTAAATAGTAATTTTTTCCGACATCAATTTTCGCATCATCAACAATTTGCTGTCTTTTGATTTTCAACCATTCGTAAAAATTTGAAGATGCGTTCAAATAAATCTTCATGGATGGCAAAATATCAAGTCTATACTGTAAACGCACTAAGTTGGCGTTTGGATAGTTTGAAAGCATAACGGTCATGCGTTCTGAATCAACATTTGCAATCACTTGCTTGTTGAGATATGCCTTATTTTTATCATAAAAAAACATGACAGCGTTTCCAGCTGGAGATTTACCATTAAAAATAAATTCAACACTTTCAACAAGCAAATTTCCTTCTGAATCTTTAATAGGAATATAATCGCTAATCATAACATTTTTAGAAGAAGCAAACTCATAGCCCGTATTTCCGTTAATTTGATAATTCTTAATTAACGGAAAAATATCTTCTACATCAATTTTATTTTTTGTATTTAATAAAAAAGAAGGTTTTGTAAATGACGCTAATTCATTCAGTTTCTTAGTAAGTGCTCCTGACTTAATTCCAGATACAGCGCATAAATTAGCAATGCTAATCGGGAATTTAGTTCCGTCTGTTTTTCGAATCATAAAGCGATAAAATGGACTATCAGGAATAATTACAACTTCTTTTGTTGCACCATTTACTACAATGCCTGTATAGTTTTTGTTCACATCATACTTATAAATATATACTTTACAGCCGTTTTGAGGTGTAATGTATATAGGGTTATTTCCAAGAATAGAAACAGGTATAAAATCCGTAATAGCATTGTTTTTAGACTTGCCTACATTTCCAGTTGCACCATCAATAACACCTTCCATCCACTCTAATTCCAATACCTCAAATCCAGCAGATTTAACTGTCGAATTTAAAATCTGTGGTATATCACCTATATCATCCTGTAACTTACTTAACTGATTGGCAAGCTCAGGCTTTAGATTTTCAGTAACTTCGGCTGTAAATTCCAATTTATCCTCAGCAGTAAAATAATCAACACCTTTTACTGGAGTTTTACCGTCCTGACCTTTTTCACCCTGTTCACCTTTAAGAGATTTTAGCCAATCCTCTTCAGTACCGATAAAACCACCATTTTTTGCGATTTCATAAGCTGATAAACCATTTTGTCCATTTGTACCGTCAAGACCGTCTTTACCTACGATTTTGCCAAGATTTGTTGAATCTCCATTCGAGTATGTAATTACAAGTTCTCCGCTTGTATTAACTTCGGATTTTGTAATACCTACACCATCGTTTCCGTTCACACCGTTTGTACCTTGTGACGGTTTATTTGTATCTGTTTCGCCAATGAACCAATTGCCGTTATCACCAATATGCGGAGTAATTCCATCAGCGCCCGAAACACCATCTTGTCCCTTTAGTTCACCATTGTTGAATTTCTGCTGGAAGGTTTCACCATCTGCAAATGGGATATCATCAGCAGTATAGGTTTGCTTGATGTTCAAATCTTCAAGTGACTTATCTCCGTTAAGTTCAACGCCATTAATAGAAGGTCTATTACTCAAATGTGCATAATCACCGTCAAACTCTTTAAGTGTTCGCCAAATAGTGTTACCGTCATTATCTATAGACAACACTTGTCCGACAACACCGTTTGTAGGCGGTTTAGAGATAAAATTTTCTAAGATGTTAAAATCATCAGTGCTTTCAATCTTGGTGTCATCTGGTGCAAAAGAAACCTTAAAATTAACGCCTGAAAATCTTACATTACCTTCAGGAAACTGTAATTCTACAATACCTTTTAGCACACCTTCAGCCGTTGTCATCTGTAAATACAAAGGCAAATAAATCAGACCTTTATCTTTATCTACTCTGCACTCAACACCTACTTTGTGTTCGTCTGGCTTTAATCCATAATAGGTGGCCAGCGTACATTCTGAAAGGTCGATATCAGCACCGTGATTTTTAATCTCAATTTCAAACTCAGTCACACCGTGTTCTCTTTGTGTGATTGGTTCAAGAACCTTATTAATATAAGCACAGTCAATGCTTAAATGTCTAATAATCATATAATCACCACCTATTATTCTGTAAAATTAAATGTTGTATTTCTAACACTTGTTTGTGAAATCGTATTGAAACAATCAATAAATCTCTTCTTGAGAGGCTTGGCGGAATAGTTTGTATTAAATGTCAAACTGAAATCTGATACATCATCATAATTTATATGAATTGAAAGCAAAATAGGATACTGCCAATCACCGTCTTTTACTTCAAGAGATAGTGCTGCACCAAGTGTTAAATCTGCAATGTTGTCCTTCATTTCGGGAATCGTCAATATGTTCGCCGATTCAATCTCAAATTCATAGCACTGCTTGCTGAGATAATTGTCGTGGTCAGATTTAGCCTGAACCATTACTTCTTGCAATGTTGTTATAATATCATTAGCGGAATAGGTATCACTAAATACAACATTGTCATTTGTCCAATCTCCTTCAGTAATGTAATTTTGAAGTTCTAAAATTTCAGCGGGGGAGAGGATTGTTGCAATCCCGTCTTTGTTTGCCTGAATTGCCGTTTTGTAATTCAGTGTAAACTTTTTAGCTACTGTTTGCATCTTGTTATAACATGTGTTATATTTGGTTACTGCGTTATCATAATCATTTTTTGTATTCCAATATGTCTCTGCTGCCGAATACAATTTTGTATATAAAGATTTGGAGTAATAGCAATCGTAATTGATGTAATCGTATGGTGGGTTTCTCATTCCACTCGGAATACGCACATGGTCATCTACAAGAACTTGATAAGCATAACGCAACTCTCCACTTGAAGAGTTAGGGAGCGGTTTGTCACTAAACCCATATTTGTCTATTAGATGTGTATTAATTGTATCTGCGACTGTTAAGTATGTTGTTAAAGCTTTTGACACTTTAGAAGCTTGCTCTATTTTCTTCTTATCGCACTCAATCAATAATGCCCCGTTATTAGCATATTTTACAGACTGTTTTTCAATGTTTGTTTGCCACACCGTAAGAGCTTCTTTTAAGGTTCTATTTTTAGTGTCATCAGCCACATAATCTAATTGATTTTCAATATTACTAAAATTGTACAATATATTATTTCCCGTAGGGTTGATTAACCCTAATCCGTATTGATCGTTAGATGTATGCACTCTTAATGCACTAATGCACCTATCATCAGTTGTGTGAACATTCGTATTTTTGATTGCATTTTGCCATGTTAACATTGCCTTAGAATGAGTGCCTAAATATTTTTCATCAGTATTATAATACCGCCGCTCTTCTGTCTCTATGTTTCCATCTATTATATTAATTGTCATATTTTCTGAATCAAAAATGAAATAGCATTGGTATGACGAAGCGATATCATTATTTAAAAAAGTATAAACATTTGCATTATCAACATCGTCAAGTGTTCTATACCTAACACACACGGCTTGAGAAACATATCCTATTTTCCATTGTGGAAGATAGTCAAGTATTTGATTCAGCAATCCTCGGACAAACTTTTGTTTATGTCTTGTGTTGCCATAACAATCGTAATACCAATTATCACTGGTAACAAGGTCGTTAATATGATCAGGCACAAATAGTGGTAATGTACTGTTTGATAAAGAAAACGCTCTTTTTGATAAAGTCATCTCATAAGACTGGGCTGTTACTTTTAGCACAGCATTACTTCCGTTATCATTTATTTCTTCTGTGTTAGTAATAACCCACCATACATTTCGTATGCCATAGTTTTTATTTTTATTTGTTTCAAAGTGTGTACACAATCTTTCTCTTGAAAAGATTTGCACCCAAGAGGCATTGGGAATATATGTACGATAAGTATTGTCGCTATATGTTGCTTGACTACATACAAGACTTATTCGGATATACCCTTCGTCAATAGTATCAGTATTGTTTTCAATATTACCATCGCTATCCTTTACTGTAAAATCTACATATCTTCGGAATGGTTGTTTCGATGATTCATGATAATAATTATCATCAGATTTAAGCCAGCTATCTGCGTTAGCTTCCTTATAGTAATGAATTTTAAATGAGTACCGCAGAGTGTCACCGTTAAAACATTTTGTTGCAATGACATCGCCTTTATGCACAGGTATAAAACTTTTACAGGCTAAATACTGGTAAGTATACCATCCTTGCTTGTACAAGTCTAAGCTTTCTGAATAATCTTCAAATACCCCATCATTAATAGTGCCACCCCACACCCACTCGTAACCATATGTAGTGCCAATATCAAAAAGCATAGTTTCGTTTTTAATATTGAAATTGTTAATTGCTGTATTAACATCAAACGATAACTCATAATCTTTTCGTGTACCTCCGCCTTTTAAATTATACAGATAATCTGCATAATAACTTTCTCCTGTAAATTTAAAATACTCAGTTGAAGCATTGAGATACAAAAGCATATCAGGCTTTAGATTATCATAATTAGGATTGTCCATCCAACTGTTGGTACGAGTGTCATAAACTTTTTTAGGCACTTCAAAACTCATTTCCGAAGCTGCTCCGAAATTATAATCAGCAGTCCAATTGTGTATGTTTTTGACATAGCCAAGTGAAGTCTTTTTATTCTGTCTATACAACACCATGTCGGGAGTCTCTTGTGCGTAATTTCGTGTTTGCATTAAATACCACCCAACCTATGCATTGTAGTGTACTTTAAAACTAAGCTTTTATCGGGATCGAAAACATCGTAAGCATAGTTATGTTTAGCGTCAGTTTTATCTGCGGATTTAATGTATAGATAAATCTGATTTTGACCATTGCCAAGCCAAAATAAAGATACATAATCGAGATTATCTTTAATAACTCCGTTGTATTGAATGAATGGGGGAGTGAGTGAATGAAAAGTTCTTTCATTAGGTTCTTTCATTGTTACCATTCCATATTTAGTATCCAGTTCGTATACGGCATCTTTATCTGTATGATAATTCACATTCGCATCGAAAACGAACATAGACTTATTAAGTTTATTTCCAACATACACTCTATAATTCGATAATGTGTAATCTATTTGATGTTCTGTCCAGTTGTGCCCGATCTTTAAATCAATAATAGGACAAATTTTGTTATTGATAGGTTGTCCTTCAATATCAATTGTAGTTTCAAAAGATAATGTTTGCCCTGTATTTGACGGTTTAGATGTAACACCCGTAAACTCAACTTCATTGTCCTGATACCAAAATCCACTATCATTTTGTATCTTACAACGCAAACCTCTGTAACCTCTTGCATCAGTTATATCGCTGTCGGGAATAAAAAGTGCATTAAGATAATAGTCGGAAGTTTCATTATGCAGTGTTAATCTTTTCCATCCGTCCTGTCCAAAGAGCCAATTCTTAATCTCTATCATTGTTTCCAATGGTATATTATCTTCAGGACTAATAATTTCAATCGTAAACTCAAGTGGACTGTCGGAGTAATTAAGATTGTATAACAACTGTTGAGCATTGTGGGGGAGAGTGGCTGTTGTAGGTTCGTACTCACTTCCGCTCTTAAACTCAAAATTATCATCAGTAATAAATGCTAAAATTAGATTGTAGTCACCTGAGTAAATACCATTATAAGTAAAATAACAATCTCTAAACAAATAACAGCACCTCCTTTGGATAATAAAAAAAGAGAAGATGAAATTCATCTTCTCTTACATGTTTTTATTCTGTTTTTAAGAAATATTAAGATATGAGCCTAATTCCAATTCAATATCTTCTAAACATCTTTGAGCATTCTTACTGTCCGACTCCTCAACTTCTGTTATACCTTGATACCGAGCAGTTCGAGCCATAGATTGCAAAGATTCGTATAACAATCTAAAGCGTTTAGAAAATATTTTAGGGTTGTCTTTAATAGAATTACTTCTATCTTCATGATTATGTATCTCGCAAACACCGCATTGTGAGTACAAAACCGCCTCTACAAGATGTATCATTGCATAAAAAGTAACAGTAATTTCCCAGTCATAAAACTTCTCATGATTATTGTTCATACCATGACTGATAAACCGCTTGTTATGCAAATACTGATTGTAATGAATGTCATATGCTTTTGTAGAGTTGCTCATTCTTATATCACTTCTTCAAATGTTATCATATCTTTGCCAATAAATTGCTTTGCACCAATAAAAACAATATCTACTGTAAATGGCAAGATTGTTTCATAATCTATTTGCAATTCTGATATACGATTTAATATTTCATAATCTTTTTCTTTACATATAACCCAATACTCAACTTCACAAGTTTGATGTAACCATCTGTACCCTACAGTTAGATTCGATGCGTCTATATCTTTAATCAATTTTGCAAATAGTTTTGCCCAATTTTTACTTGACCAAGAAATAATAATTTGATTACAAGCCTTACGATGTTGTAGGGTTTCCCAATTTCTAAACGCTGTGTCTATTTGGTTATTTTGACCGTGTTCTTGATTTATGGTCAAAATATTAATTATAAGATTATCAGTCTCTTGTGTTGTTGAGTAAGGCTTTAATATCTTATATCTATCAACTTTGCTTGTGTCGGTGCTAACTAAATTAAACATAATCACACCTCCGTTTGGTTACTATCTGGCGTTTTTATTCCAAGGTCAACACCAAATTGCTTTTGATAGTCTACTACAGCACTAACCATAGGTGTGATAACAGAAAGCATATTTCTTGGATCTATCATCACATCTACTTCATCAGCAATACTGTCACTATTCCCAGTTACGGCAAATGATATTTTAAACGATTCTTGGTTGACTTCAATTTTTATGGCATTTGGCGTAATAGTTTTGTTCATACTTCTCGAACCTCCTATCGTTAGTATGCCTCTTATAACTATAGCTATGTTACCAATATATGTTAACCCTCGTGTGTTATACTACAGCAACATTTGCTACAGTATTATTATATACCTTGCTTTTATACAAAGTCAAGACTTTCTTGAAAAAGCAAAGAAAGATATATATATTTCACAACACGAAGGTTAACAAAAATTGTTTATAATGCATAATTACAAATATCTATTATTCACCGTATAAGACATAAGTTTTTTAATTGTGTTGTCCATAATCCTCTCAGATTCTTTATGCAATGCATTAACAGTAGCCTGAGTAGCATCGCCTTGCACATTGATGTTAATAGCAGGAGAAACAACAGTTGATTTATTGTTCACGACATTCGGTGTTATTTCAGAGCCAAACTTCTGTGCAAAATAATCAGTTGGAGCTGATGCAAATTCAAACAATTCATTTGTCATCGCTTTGCTAAATACAGGGTTGCCTTGTGGTAAAATTGTATATCTGCCATTACCAAGAGATGTAGGGATAAGTTCTGAACCGATGCCCTCTTCGTCAACAATAGACAAACCACCTTTAGCTGATTTTGTACCAGAAGCATACGCTTTCATTTTAGACCATAAAGAACCTGCCGGTAGCGCTCTTCCGCCATACCAGTCTTTACTGATCCGACTTATGAAATATGTTTCAGCATCCTCTTTGTTCGTTAGGTTGGTTTTATACACTTTGCCGTTATAGGTAATTTTATACCCATGACCTGTTATACTCGATGGTTGTATTTTAACTGAATCAATCTTTGCTTTAGTGGTCTGCGCAGAATTGCCCAACTCGTCAATTTTTTGTTTCAAACTATCAATTCGAGAAGTGTAGTTGTCAATGCTTCCTGTCACATTAGCAATAGTAGAGTCTACATCGTAGATACGAGATTGTAGTGTATTCATTAAATCCATAACATTGAGCTGTGCAGTGCCATATTCATAAAGAGCACTTTGAGCCGACTGCCACATATGGTTAAACTCAGCCTCTGTGGTTGTAGTGTAATTTTGACAATACCACAACAGGTTGTTATACAATGTGCCATTGTCATTGTCAATCATATTACATGCAGCTCTGTGTAAAGACACCTCGTTGTTTAAGAAATCTTGAATAGTTTGGATTTCATCATCATAATGCTTATCTGTCTCTTCTTTCAGTTTATCCAAAGCTTCTTCGCGAGTATCGTACTGATAGTCTGATAGATAATCATATAAGTCTTCTCTGGACTCAACCAAATCATCAACATTTTCTTTGTGAGCTTTTTTACCTGCGGAACTATCGTCCAGTCCAGTAATAGCAGCAGACAATGCGTTTGAAGCAACAGCATTTTCTTTCTCTTTGAGCTGTTTGTTGAAATCAGCTTCTTCTTTTTCTTTGTCAAGAAGTTCCTGTTTCTTTTCAATAAGCTCATCGATTTTATCTTTGCGTTCTTGTAACGCATCTATTTCGTCCTGCTTAGTCTGTTTAATATACTTTTCTGTCCAATCGACTAAACTTTCAATCGCAGACAACGCATCCTCATAACCACTTTTAGTATCTTCTAACGCTTCTTTTTTCTTTTCTAAAGCGTCTTTACTTTTCTCAAGAGCTTTTTCTTCCTTTTCTATCTGCTTTTTGTACTTCTCCGAAGCAGAAGTAGCTTCGTCTGTGGAAGTAGACAAGTCGCCTAATGAAGAAGCATACGAATCAATCAAAGCGGCTTTCTTACGCCAAGCAGACTCTGCCTGAATAACCGTTTGTTGATATAGCGTACCTGTGCCTTGTTCAGCGTCTTTAGCAGCAGCAGTTGCATATGCTTCTTTCCATTTTTTGTCCGCCAAATTAGTAGCCGACTTTGCAGCACTGTCTTGACTCTTTTGAAGATATGCTAAAGCCTGTGTCTCATTTTTAAGTTTGCCTACTTCGTCAATTGCTTCTTGTAAGTAAGAAGCTTTCAGTCTTTCTAATTGAGCTTTGGCTAAATCTCTAAATTTTTCAGAAGTTAAATCAAGTTCGCCTTGTTCATTAACAAGTAAATTTATATAAGAGTCGTCTAACGATAAAACCGCTTCCAGAGTATCAAAAGATAATTTTCCGTTTTCGTTATATTCGTTAATAGCAGTTTTGACAGCCTTAAAAGCCGATAACACAGAAGTAACTTTTTTTGTGGCGTCTTCTGTAGATACTTTAAAAGTAACTTTATCTTCTGCTTCTTTTTTTATGTCTTTAACAGCTTTTTTAATATCTTCTAAAGAACTAATATTATCTTTTTTGTTATACAACTTAGAAATCGTATTAAAATCCAGACTTTGCAAATACTCTTTGGTTTTGTCTTTTTCTTCTTTGGATACTTTATCTATCAGATCTGTATTTTTTTGGGTGTATTCTTTTACTTTGTCTTGCCATTCTGATAATGTAAAGTCTGCCGTGTCGGTATCGCAAGAAATCTGATAAACTATTTGTTTATCGTCATCTGACAATCCATCTATCCACTCATTAAATCCTTGAATTTCTTTTTGAGCAAGAGATATAGCTCCGTTTGTGCCCAAATAGTGCATAGTTTTTGCAGTATGATCTGCTGTGTCACCAATATCAGCAATAAGGTTTTTTATCTTAACACCATCAATCTCGATGCCTTTAGTGTCTAATTTTAATAAATCTTCGTTAGTCCATCCCTCGCCAGCTTCGTCAATAAGACTCCAAATGTATTCGTACACGGTGTCCGCATCTAACAGCACTGCTCCGTCAGGCGTTTGTAGCATTGGAGAAAAAGCAATTTCCACACCATCAAAGGTATCTGATCCAGCAAATACAGTAGAAATTGTGCCCTTCATGTCTTCTACAGTAGAACCCCAAGATTCTATCGCAGTTTTGTACTTTTCTAAATTAGAATCTGTCCATTCTAAAACTTCACGATTGTTGGTGTCAATATTGCCAAATACTGTTTGTAAAGGATTAACACCCAAGTTCGCTGCTTCCTGTTGTATCTCTTCCAAACCAGTACCATCAGCAAACTGTTCCTTGATGCTGTGCACAAAACTATTCGTATCAACTCCGCCCAGTTCAACTGGTATTGTAACAGGTATAATACCATTAATCGTTGGTGCATTTTTAGTAGCAGATTTAGTATTATGGGTTTGTTTCGTTGCACGGTTGACAAGATTAGCTATTGCGTCATCTATGTTTACATTATCAGCGACCTCAACATCTGAAAACAAAAGTTTTACAAACAATGCTTTGGTAACTGTGTCTATACCGTCAACGCTTGATAATACTTTTTTGATCTGATTACTCAAATCTTGATAATTTGATACATCAATCTTGCCATTCTTAATATCGTCTATTTTAGACTGCACACTGCTTAATGTGTCAGCTAATTCTGGATTATTAAACGCTTTAATTATACCAGATACGGTTTGTTTAACTGTCTCTAAATTATCCGCTGTACTGGCTTCAGGATCAATAATCTTACTATAGAAGTTATCCCATGTAGCACTATTTATATATTGTTCAATAAGAGCTTGACTTTTACTGTCCAATGTGCTAAACTGCTCATTAGTATAGTGAATATACGCATCAAGTACAGGCTTAAAACTATTGTTTACCAAATCGTTAATTTGACGCTTTAAAACGGATTGCTGGTTTTTGACCGCCGATATTATGGTAGATAAGTCTTTTTCGTTTATCTCATTATAAAGATAAGACATACCATACTCTGTACCGCCACCAGTCTTAACAAGATCTTCAACACCGGCACCTTTTAACGCTTTACTTAAAGCAGGAGTCAATTGAGTATCTTTTTTTTTATTAAGGTTCCGCACAAATTGGTCGAGTGCTTTAATTTGGGTAATGTAAGTTTCATCATCTGCACCCCACCTACCTTGATTAGTCCAGATGTTTTCTAACGCTTTGCCAAAACTATCCTGCTCTTTAGACACGATAGTTTCGTAATAAGCATTCTTTTCATCAGCCATTGCCTTATTAAGAGCTTCAACATTATTTTTACACTCTAAGATAGCGTCATTCTGGGCTGAGTAACCTTTTACCAAGTTTGGATACATCTGTGCAATCTCATTAGAAAGTTCAATATATCTCTCATACTGAGTAGAGGTTAAAGAGATATTTTCTCCATAAGAATTAACACCATCAGCTAATTCGTAATATTCATTTTTGATTTTGTTTACAGATGTTGAATGAGATGTATAGGCGTCTTTTTTGTCGTTAATCTCTGTTGCGATCTTTTCAAGGTCTGATAGGTTATTTTCAGCTCTGTGGGTATAGTTATCAAGTTCTCCAAAAGCCCAAGAAATTGCACTCATTGCAATTTGTATCATAACCATATTACCAATACCTGCGGCAATATTCTTTAACGAAGAGCCTAATGAAGATAGCTTGCCTTTAATGCCTGAAAAGGCACCAGACATTGATTGAGCGTTTTTACTTAAGAGATTCTCTGATTCGGCATAATCTGTGTTGTATTTTATGCCTTTTAATAATTCTTGGTTTAAATCTTTAGTAGCTTCTGCAAATTTTGACTGCTTGAGTATATCTGCTTCATTGGCAGTTACTTTATTTCTTAAAACCTTGTCATCTAAGCTTTCGGCGTAGGCTTTATATTCTTTATATTTGTCAGTAGCTGTTTCAGTCTCCTGCTGCACCCTTTTTTTATTGGCAGTAGTAAACCATCCAATATGTTTATTTTGATTCTCGTCTAAATAAGTTTGGAGTATCTTATCTTTAGACCTATATTAAAAAGAAGGTTTTTATATGTATGAATTATCAGTATGCCCAGTGTGTGGGCTAATCTATTTTCCAGCACCTACATCTGACAAAACATGCCAGTGTTCTTGGGTAGGTTTTCTTAAAAGACCTCGTAAGTTGTTTTTTGAAGTGTCAGACCAAATGCTTCGAGAACATTCCCAAAAAAGACAAGAAGATATGTCAATGGGTGTTTATGAATTTGATTACCGTTATTGGTATGAAAAACTCTTTAAAGATTGTCCTGAATATGACAACAATCTATTCGAAGAACACCTACAAAACAATAAGCAGTGGGATTTGTGCTTAAAGCAGAGACTTGACGAACAAGCCTCTCGACCAACTGTTAAATGTCCGTACTGCGGTTCTCTGCGTACTACTAAAATTTCAACAAGTAGTAGAGTAGCTTCATCTCTCACACTCGGCTTAGCAAGCAACAAGATAGGCAAGAACTATCAATGTAATGATTGCAAAGCCACCTTCTAATTAATAATTTGAGCAGTGTTTTATAATACTGCTCTTTTTGTTTGTTTATAAAACTTTTCTTTTATATGATAGTCACTGTTGTCTCAGTGTCGATTTGGACTATACAATTTAAGGTCATTTCATATCGTTGAAACTACCTCAAGAGGCTTATAGTCTCTGAACCTCCGCTTATGCGGCTGGATGCTGATTATGGCTTATTACGGCGGTTAGCTTTTGACATGCGCCGAACAATAACTTGTTTCTGACTTTCGTCTCCATATGGCATATTGTTCATCACCATTTCCCAGAACGGCTATCATTCCGTTTGCAGTTTAACCTCTCATTTAACGACATACATCACCATTTCTTGATTATAGCACGATTACGCTACTTTCTCAAAATAGATAGGCATACTCCTAAAACCCGTCAATTTGGGTTCACCCTTGTCGCTTCCCATTAATCCAGACAAAACGCCAGATATGGAAAGAGTACCAATGTTTGCTCCAAGATGAGAGAGCAATTCATTAGCTTGTGTTAAAAATCCTAACAATCCAGAACCAGTATCAACTACGCCTTTAACAATATCACTTGATAATGTTGTTGTTGATAATTCCTGCCACTGTGCCTGAAATTGTTTTACTTTACCTTCGATACTATCTATGTACTTTTCGTGTTCCTTTAATGCAGAACCATTTGAGTGCTTGGATGTATCTAATGAATTAATTGCCGTACCAATGTTTTGAATTACAGCAGAAGCGTAGTTAGACCTATTCTTACCGGCAATAAGTTCAAGTAACGACGCTTTATTTTTATCAGCCAATTCATCCCATACGAGAGCTATATCTTTAAGAATATCATAGGTGCTACGGAATGAACCATTGTCCATAATATCCACGCCTGAAGACGAAGAAGTTTTTGTTAAAGCTTTGATTTTGTCTTGAAGCTCAGAAGTTGTTGTACACATTCCTTCCGTATCTTCTCCAGCCTTTTTAAGCTCCACCGACATACCTCTTAATCTCATGGCAAGCACTTTAAGTGCATTGCCTGATTCATCTGCACTCTGTGTAACTTCGGTCATTGCGGTCAGCAACGCAATGGTTTCATCAAGGCTATTGCCCGCAACAGCCATAGATGCGGCTGAGTTCTTCAAGCCTTCGCCTAAATCACCTGACGAGACAGCGTAATTATTCATTCTGTTACTATCTACAAATTAAGTAGATTTGACCACTATAAATAGTGGCGACTAAGTAGTTTCCTCTTAGTTCTCGCATTTCGTTGTTAGATTATAGTGCGAGTTCGGACTGGATCTTCTCCGTGCCTGCAAACACAGGTTTAGGATTTAGCTCAACCTACAATGTCACCAGTGTAGGTATTACAGTCTCTACGGATTCTTTATAATTGGATAGATTTTAATGTGTTATTGGTTAATAATTCATATCTGTATGAGTGAAATATGGATAAGTTGTTATATCACTTGTATTAAAAAAGTTCTTTTTTCATAAGCCTCCGATGTATTTTTATCTATCCTATAAAGTCTTTCCTCGGTCTTAACCATCACTGGCTTTTAACCGATATAGCTATTTTTCTTTAGATATATTTCTATACCTTTGAGCAATATATTTTTACTCACCTCATTAAGTTTATCGACAATGCTTTGTGCCGATGAAGCTTCCATATTAAAAGCTTTTAATATGGAAATAATGTCACTACTTGCTTCACTAACACCATCTAAATCGTCACCGACATTAGCATATATGGTTGCTACCTCTGCCAATTGCGTTGCGTCAGGTATATTATAACCCATACGAGCAAAATCAGCGGTACTTGTAACAAAGTCACTAATAGTAGTACCCAGCTCTTTTGCTTTGCCAGTTGTCGTAGTTAAATATTTGTCGTATGTCGAGTCGGTGCTGTCTGTAACTTTCTTAAGCTCAACCATAGCAGTGTCTAACTCGGTCACAATGTGTATCATGTCTTGAACAGTAGCAATAGCTTTATTCATAGACGAAGTGATAAAATTCCACGAACCATATTTAAGATAGTTCTTTGCAAGTGTGCGTAGAGCGGTTGAGCCCATCAATCCAGCAGACTCGGCAGAAGTCTTAATATTTGCAAGTTGAGACTGAAAAGATTTAAGCTGTTGGCTACTGACTTTTGTAGCATCTGATGTTTGATTTAAAATGGTTTCAATTTGTCCAGCGTATTCTTGGGCAGCTTTAGGATTGCTACTCGCAAATTTCATAACCTGCAAACGCAGTGTTTCTACTGCTTTGCTACTTGCGATTGTGCTTTTATTTGCGGTTTTTAAACTCTGACTCCATTTGGTTTCAAATTTATGTAAAGCAGCATTATTTCCAAGCTTGCCAGTTACTTGATTTGTAGCGGTTATTTCTTCGTTAAGTAATTGAAATTTTTGGAGATAGTCACTAAGTTCGTTTTTTAGATTGTCAGGAATATTGTGTCCGTTAAGTAAAGATGTTGTTTGCTGACGCAAAGCTCGCATATTAGCCAAATATTTATCCAACTGACTATTATTAACAACCTCGCCTGAGTTATTTAAAATATCATAGTGATATCCTTGCGCTTTGCCAGTTGCGTTGGCGGTATTGAGCTTCTCTTTAATATTGTTAATCCTACTTTGAAACTTGTCTATAAAAGAATCATCTGCACCATTCCATACACCATTTTCAAGTAGTTTTTCACATTCTTGGCGTATATCTTCCAAGTCTGCTTTTGCTTCTTGTAATTGTCCTTCGGGAATAAACGCTACATTTTTACTGCGGTTTTGAATGTCATCATATACTGTATCAATATCACTCCGAATCTTTTCTATTTCAGAACGGTTGCTGTTTACAGTATTAGAGATAGAGTTTGATAACGCTTGTGCCTCTGTCACAAAAGACGAAAGAAGTTCTTTTGGTACATCTTCTCCATTATTCCACATATCGCCAATAATATCTTTTTTAGATATGAGGGTTGTAAGTTGAGACCACGCAGTACGATATTCAGACACAGTTAGCAAGTTTTTGCTTTGCTCTTGTGTTAATTGATTAGTCGCTTGTGATACAAGAGCTTCTGCGTCTTGAAACTCCTTTAAGGCAGCGGTGCTTTCTGTAATAACAGTTAATTGACTTTGTAACTCGGAAGCGGATATTTCATTTGTGCGACCAGTAGGAGATACTACACGACTCCCTGTATCAATAAGCTCCTGTAATTCTGCTTTAGTTTTGTCTATAGACTCAGCACTAATTACACTATTTGAATTATGACTCTCAAGGATGGCATATAAGGACTGGGCAGTTTGAATAATATTATTAATTTCATTAACACCCTGTCTGCCTTCTGTATTGATTGCAGTTACATCTTGCGATAATTTTACAACCTTTTGGCTCAAATTGTCTAAATCAGCGACAGGAACTTCCAACCCCTGAGATAATGACTGCTCTAACTGTCTTCCTTCAGAAGCCAAACTTCTTGATACCGTAAGGAATTTCTCAATATCTTGTGTATTTAAAAACTGATATCCTTGTTTTTGAAGGTTTAAACCGCCAATAATGCTTTGGATTCTGCTCTGAATCTGAGCTAACTCTTTTGCGGTTTGTTGATAACTTGTCACATCGGTCGTCGTCCGATTACTATTGTTATTCTTGTTATATTGACTACGAGATGCTTTGATTGTATTTCCAGTAACACCAACCGAAATACTACCAATTGCTTTTTCAATGTCTTTCTTCAAAGACTTCATCGCGTTACTACAGTCAAACTTTTTGATTGTAACTACTGGAATTTTTGGAGGGTTTTGAAGAGATTTTTCAAATAGCGTCTGAACGCTCTTTTTTAATTGGTCTTTGGCTTGTTTGCTCTGATCGGCTTCTATATTATATATTTTAATACCGTCAATAGCTTTAGCTAATTCTCCAACACTCTTTTTGAAAATTTTTTTGTCTTCATTTCTTGTTCCAGCTATCACTTGGACGGAAATACCAAAAATATCGTTTTCATTTGCCACACATACCACCACCTTATTTCAACTTTGCTATAATTTTTCTTGTAATACTTTTTTTAAAGTCTGAATTGTTTAGTTCTGCTCTCGTTGACGCTATAGGATTACGAACCCCCATAAAAGCATATTTTTTGGCATCATATCCGATAGCTCTCCATAAGTCAGAGGTGTAACTATATCTCTTTCTGGTATATCCATTCCGACTATATCCTGCTATCCAACGAATCAATGCGTCCGATGTAGTGGTTGGCACTTGATGAGTAACAACTGAGCGGTTTGGTGTTGCTACAGAAGTTATGATAATCTTATTGCTCTCTTGGGACACATCTTGAATTTGGGAGCTGCTTCCTAAGCCATTCACACTACGCCTTACATAAGTTGTAGGAGTATATGTATCATAAATATCTGCTTTGATATTTTTTCTCAATTTGCCTTTAATATCTTGAGCAATATCGGTTTTTAAGACCTGAGAAGCCGCCTTGTTAATTGCTTTGACAAATGTGTCATACGAATTGAAAGTCTTGATACCACCAGCCCCTTATTTAGCAGAAGGGAAGAGGGGAAGTGGACTGTTGCTTGGCTTATCTTCTTCCTCTTTGATAATGTGGTTTACCATATCCATCATCTTATTGAGGTCTACCTTATCGCCAATAGACGATATGTTTTCAGTTAATGCTTTAAACTGATTCATAATTAATGCAGTTTCATAGGTCTTTTCGGAGATTTCCTTTTTCTGCATATATTCAATTCTCTTCTGAACACCTTCATATATTAACGCCAATTCTTTTTGATTGATTTTACTTTTAACAAACTCTGCAACACCTGTTTCTGTTACAAAAGAATACATTTTTTCAAAAACAGTAGGAATTGCAAAATTTGCATACTCTCTAAGAATCTGCATGTCAATCAATGTAGATGTGATTTCGGGAAGGTATCTATTTTCTGATATATCAAATACAGTTTCCGCTACTGTACTACAGATATTTGAAAGGCGTACTGCTCCGATACTATGTTTAATTCTTAAAGAGATGTGTTCTATTTCGTCAGGCTTTTTATCATCTGTTGTTACTGAATGAAATACATAATCATAAAACTTTGGCTCATTTTTTTCTGCGTAATAAATTTTTCCAAAAGTCATTACTGGAATTTCTTTATAATCCTTTTTTTTATTTGTGCTTTTTTTCATATATAAAAATCCTTTCATTCCTTGTGCTGTATATTAATATTATGTACAGCGTAATCTCCGATACAGATAGCATCTGAAATGTTATCGTTATCGGTATCAATGTCATATTTATTCTTTACATACTGCAATGATAGTATTTTACTTTGCTTTTTCGCTTTGTTATCGTTAGAAATAGTTGCAGTAATTTTTGCTTTAATTTCTTTACTTGTTCTGCCTCTTGCGTTGCAATAATTTTGCCACACAGAGGGTGATATGAGTTGGTATAAATAATGTTTTTTTTCACAGAGGTTAATTAATACGCCTTGTAACTGTGCCAAATTTTTAAATACTGACACATTAGCTCTCAAATTAATATCTTCAAGAAATACAACTGAAATCTTTCTTTTTGTGATAAGTTGACTAATATACTTTTCAATCTCATAAACAGCCTCTGAAAATGTGTATTTACCATTAGGAAAACTAAAACTGCCATAGTCTACAAGCTTTTGTTTTTCGTAGTCATATATCGCCCAACCACCGTTGCGAGCCTGATCAACCGCTAAAATTCGCATTTTATGTACCTCCTAAAAAGAATAGGGAAGATAAGGGAGAAAATCCCATCTTCCCTATAAGAACATCATTTCTGACTACTATTATCTTCGTCAGCTTTCTTTGTAATTGCTGTTTTTCCTCGCTTTGCGGTTGCTACTCCATTGTCAATAACATTACCCTTAATAAGTACATCCCTTATTTCTGGCATCATGGATTGTGTAGCCTCTTTACTAATCTGTGCAAACTGTTCTTTGAGTTCTTTCGGAGAAGCACCAAGACGCATATCCTGTATAATCGAGTAAATTTGATAGTGTTCTGGCGTATCGGCAACTGCCCTCCATCCACCATATTTAGAACAGTTCACACAAGCTTCATATTCTTTACCACAAATGAGGCACTTTCTGATAGCCATAATTATGCCTCAGCCTCGTCTTCGGGAATAACTACATAGAACTGTTCTTTATCTTTAGAACAATAGTTAGTCATACCTTCAAATTCGATAGGCTGTGTGCCGTCTGGTTTAATTTCGAGTGAAAAATTGTTAGAAAGCTTTGCTCTTTCAAATACAATAATTGTATAAATCTTTGTTGATGGATCACAAACATCATGACAAATGCTATCAAGAACAAAAGTACCAGCCTTAGAAAAGTTATCACTTGAGTTGGTAATCTTAACCGCATTCTCCATCTCACACTTATAGATAACAATAAATGTCATAGGAGAACCGTCTTCTCTCTTAACAGGAATATCATCACCAAGAGTGATAGTTTTACCAGCAATAGTGAAGTTTGTTTTATTTGTTGCAAGGTCACTCGCTGTGACTGCAAATTTCTCACCAAGACCGCCCTCTGTAGTAAGTGCCCAAATAGCTGTTACAGGACTTGTCGTGAGAGGAGTCCAGTTGAGTGTAATTGTTTTAGCAGTAGGGTTTGCCTCAAGAACATCTACCTTCTTAGTTACAACCTTCTTATCAGCGGCACCAACTTCTTTCTTTGTGCCTAACTGGTCAGCAAACACACCAAGATTAATAACAGAGTTAGATGCTGTAAATTTTGAAGTCTTAGTTCTGTCAAATGAACCAATTGTTGCACCGACATTATCTGTAGCATTTACTGCTTCGCCACCGCACTCAAGTGTGCCATCTTTAATCTGATTAGCTGTCCACTCAATATCGCCTGAACTAATGTCCTGCTTTGTAAGACGAGTAACCCTGTCAAGTACAAGATTGTCAATGTTATACATAATAAATCCTCCTTATAAAATAAAAAGCACTCCCCTTTGAGTGCTACAAATTACGCATCCAATTAAGAACGCTTTTATTACTTATTTTCTTTAAATCAACACAGCCACTATAGTACCCAGTCATAATGTTTTCATAGTCATTTATTGCGTTAATACGATCGGCGGCGTCCATTAAAACATAAATAGGCAAACTCCAAACCGTTGAATAACTATATTTAAAATTTGCGTGATTAGTCAACGCAGAAACAATAGGGAGTAGGGTTGACTGTGCTTTCTGGTGCTCTTTCCGAGCGTATTTTTTGTTATCCCTATCTTCATCTACCATGAACCTTTTGGTGGTTGTGTTTCCACCTTTCTCTTCGTGCTTTTTTAATCTGTGAATTTTTCGTATGTAATTAACTATAATTTCGTAAACAAACCTATCAATAATTAATTGAGTATTAGTATCGATTAGTTTAATATCTTGAGAAGTATTATCTTTAACCAGTACCATTCTTTGTAAATCAATATCCTCTTCAAAAAGCAGTGACAAAATATCACTATCTATAGATTTATAAATTAAAGTAAAAAAATCAAAATCATCTACTTCATCCCACCATAAATTAAAACCATCATATAATTCTGATTTGTAATCAGAAGGTGTTGCGCAAATTTTACCTATTTCTGCAAAATATTGTTTCTCGCCAATGTCACATATATCATCAAGCGTTGGTTGTTTTAGAGTTAGATGAGTAGAAATTTTAATAGGTTTGCCTCGATATAGCGTCATCTCGTCTATATCTAAAAAATCAATTGCCTTACTTCTCATAATTTGCTTCCTATGCGGTTATGGTCTTGCAAGGTGTATTCTAACGCTTGTCCGTAATAATCCTGTATGGGGTTAAATTCGTTAGCCGATACGAGTTCTAATCGCCCAAAACCAACATCTGTCATGCCATTAATTTCTTCATCAATATATCCTGCAAGCAAATCAGTGCGGACGCCCTGCAACATATCCATTAACTGCTCGTGTGCAAATATATAAATCATTAAAGATGTCGTTTTTACAGCCGACGAGTTGACTTGTGTTACCCCTGACTGCATTGTCACAAATACACTTTGTTCCTCTATAGTCTCAGGAACATAAGGAAACAGCTTGATAAACGATTTAGCTGGGCTTTGACTTCCTTTAACTACATCTACGAAACTATCTTCATTATCCGTATCTATACATATTAAATTCACAATATTCTGATTGTTTAAGCAACGCTTTTTAATCAATTGTTTAAGAAGTGTCATACCTGTAAAACTATTATGTTTAACATCTTGCATTACGACCACCCCTTAATCACAAATTCTTTTTCTGTCGATAAATTGTATAATGAGGACATAACCCTTAGCGTAACTCTTTTTCCAATAAATGAATATTTAAGCGGAACATAAAGCGTTAAGGTGTGATTGTCGGCACTTGGCTTAATTGATACATAATCTTCACCATTCTCTAAAGAGTATTCGTACCCATTTGAGTTCTGAATAATATCACCTTGCTTATCCGCTATACTAAACGATAGTTCACAATCTTCGTCTATATACAAAACTCCGTCATTACATCCCTCAATACGAATACCATATGGCTGAGAAGTTGGAACATCTATATCGTCTTTGCTTGAGTTATTAATCAAGGTGTAATAATCAGCAACCATTAATTCAGTATTATCATTGGTAGATCTGTTACATTCTTTTAAACCAAAAGTATATACACCTTTACCATTATAAAGCCCCGGCAGTCGGTCAGGTTTTGTAATCTGATATGCCAGTATGTTCTGTTGTGCATCAACATCATCAACCAAAAATCTTTGTCCTCTGTATAACTCTTTAGTTTCACTATCCTTAGCTATAATAAGGTTTAAACGGTTGTCACCAACAGTAATTTCTTTAGTTTCTCTTTCGCCAGACGAATTGCGGTCATTATTGGTAATAATACAATGCCTTTCGATTATGTCACCATTGTTGTTAATCCATTTGAGTGTGTAGTTACATTGCTGTATTTTTGCTCTTGTGTATAACTCATCCTGTACATCATGCGATATAATCAACCAATAATTATCTTGCCATTCTACCAGAGAACCCCTTTCAAACTTTTCGTTGGGGAGAGAGAGTAAATTCTTAATATCATCTCCGTTATCGCTCCTCGTAATGACAGCTTCTCTTTCTTCACCGTTTATTGTTACAGTTACATAAGACAAGTTCTTATTTCGTAATAGTTCAGTTTGTCGCTGCTGCACACGCTCTATCATTTGCTGTCGCTTAGTTTGAGGTAACGAAACATGCTCATTCATATACTCATTCCATAAAGACACAGTTATCACCTTCAATTCTATATTTAAGCTTTTCGCATAAAGTAATCATTTTGAAAATATTTCGTCTCACATCTTCAACGCTACTGACATAAATATTTTGTTCATAATAGCTTAATATAGCAAGAATACGCATAATCACAGCGTCATACCCTGTGTCTTTAATAAGCATATCAAACCCTTTTAACTCTTTAATAATATCTGAGATATGAGTATCTATAAATTCAGAGTTTTGCTCTTTTAAGGGGAGAATTTTAAATATCTGATTAATTAAACACGATAGATAATGCAAATATATTTGTTTGTTCATATATGTAAATCCGTTAAGTCTCCGTGTTCAAAAGAGTAATTATTTCCTCTGTTTTTGAAACATGTTTCAGCCTCTTTATATGCTGTTCTTACACGGTTTAAAATTTCCGCAGGCGAATACCCACTGTAATCTGTTGTGTTAAGTGTGTTTTCCAAGTTGTCTGCGTTATTTGCATATGGCTTAAACCACTGTGCAACCATACCTTCGGTAATAATGTCTACAATTTCGTCTACATCTTCAGCGTTAAAATTCTCTAAAAATGTTCTTGTTGTATCATCTCTATTGTAAAGATTATAACCACACTTTCTATTGAAAGAAGCACATGCTCGTTTTAAATATCCATCACATACTCTTGTTTTTTCTTTATCGCTAAGATGAGGATCTAAAAACTTCCACTCTTTTACTTTATCCAGAAAAACTCTGGTAAAATCATCATAAGAGACTATCATCGGAAACCTCCTTATCTATCGACTAATTTGACACCAAGACTCTCTTCTAATGCCGTAATAACCGAAAGTGAATCGATTTCGTGATTTGCTACTGCATTGCGTGCTTTGTAACATACTGACATCCTCTGAGAGTGGTTTAATTTTGAAACAATTGCTTTAATCTCGTCGGAGGTTTTGTCAAACAATGTATCAAAGCCTTCAACTGTGAGTGCATTGGTGTAATATTTTTCAGCATTAAGTACCTCAAGAACTAAAGTGTCCTCAAATAAAAACCAATTATTAGAAAAGAAGGCTTTATCTGTGGAATAGATTGACTTTACATCTGCAAATGTCAAATCCTGAACATCACCGAACTCTTCCCATATAAATTCTTCGTGAGTTCTTCTGTTCTGTGCAATAAGTTTGCCCTGAAAGCCGTTAATTACAGGAATAATAGCTTCAGGCGGAAGTGTTTTTCTTAATTTAATATGCTGATTTTCCAGAACATCCGTATTTGCAGATGTTTTTGTTTTTGTCTTGGTTGTTCTGCGTGTTGTTGTAACTGCTGTTGCCATTTGATTTATCCTTTCCTTCATTGAAACGGGCGTAGTTAAAACTACGCCCGAATATCAGTATCATTAGTTAGTAAAAGTATATCTACCAATACCAGTGTTTGCGCCACCTGAAAGCACAATGCCAATACCATACTTTTCACCATAAAGGTACTCGTATGTAAGGTCAGCATTTTCTGTCGGGTTGCCAAGAATAATTGTTGATACACCCTCGTATACAACCTTGATAGGCTTATCATCGCCTGCAACGATATTGAGAGTCTTATCGTCAAATACAAAATCAGTAGTGCCGATCTTGTGTCTCTGCGGAGTTGCAAGTACATTAGAACCATAATACTTACCATAATAACCGTTATTGTAAATATCGCTCTGTGAGTCTCTGCCCTGTACGCTTGGAGCAATCCTACGAAGACCAGCCTTTGTGCCTGAAATTGTTGCTGTCTTACCACCAGCAGCAGCCTCTACATGTGCAATTGTGTCAAGGAGAGTATCTTCGCTATATGTACCCGCAACAGGGAAGAAGGCTGTACCACCGAAATCGTCTGCTGTAGCAGATGCCCATACCTTGTAGATATCATCAAGAATCTTCTGACTAAAGGATTCACTTACTCTTGCAATAAGTGTATTAAAATCCACTGTGCCATTAAGCACTCTCTGAAGCTCCTCATAGATTTTTACCATTTTGAGAGTTGTATCAATTGTTACAGTATTATAACCACCAAATCTCTGTCTTCTAACGCCCTGTGTGCCATCTGCAACCTCAGCAACCTGATAGAGAATAGAATCCTGTACTTCAAATGCGTTTACATCACCGGCTGCAATATTTCTAAACTCAACAAAGTTGTTAAAGAAGTCACTCTTCTGAAGACCTTCTACTACAGTGCGAGAAAGAATTTCCTCTACAATTGAGAAGAGCTGACCGCACTTACCGTCTCTAATTCTCTTGTAGTCAAGCTTGGTTGAACCACCATTAGCTTCGACAAGAGACTTTCTAAGAACTTCCATTGAGTCCTTATTTGAATACTTACCAACTTCACCGTGATATGCGTCAACAGCAAGCTGAACAATGCTATTATTATCTGCCATAATACAATCCTCCCTTACTGTACTTCAATTGTATAGAGTGTGTATCTCTTATACTTTGTTTCGTCAACAATTTTGCCAATCTGTGTTGATGCGGCTGTTGCAGTTTCAACAACCTTCATCTTTGTGCCTGCCTGTACTTCTACTGCGTCACCCTTCTTCGGTGTACCATCAAGAGCTTCCGCAGAAACGCTAAAAGTATCACCTGTATGGAAACGGAAACCTCTAAGAGTTTTTCCAGCTTCGTTTGTGTATTTTTCAAGGTTTGTGTCTGATTTAAGTACAGCCTTCTTGTCCTCCTCTACAGTTGTAACAATAGCAAGCTGAGCTCGTGGGGAATTTGCTGCGGGGGTTGTTGCCTTATGAATCTGCTTTTCGCCTGCCATAAGTTCACCCACAAGTACAATATTGCCGTTATCAATTGCTGTAGCTGCACTACCAGAACCCATATATTTCATTGAAACAATAAGTGAACCATCTGTGGTTGCACTAACATTATCGCTGTTATACACAGCATGCTTTACATCAGCCATATAAATGCCTCCTCTATTTAATCTTTGGGTTTAATGCCAAACTTGGCAAAAAGACCACCGTAATCATTTGTGTCATCAATAACACTATTCTTATCCGCTACGCCACCTACATTTTTATCAATACCAAATGCCAGAGGCTTGTCTGTTTTCTTAGAAAAACTCATGCCGTTTTTGCCCATAATTGCATAACATTTCTCTTCAATATCAGAAATGTTCATACCTTCATGCTCGGCTTTCAATGTCTCGTATTCATTAACCCCTGCCAAATTACTGAACTTTGCAAACACAGCGTCTTCCTGTGACTTACGCTCTTCTGCTTCTTTTGCTTTCTTATACTCTTCCAGTTCAGTCTTTTCTGCGGTAATACTTGCAAGACTTGCTTCATACTGTTCTTTGTTTGATTTGAGTGTCGAATAAAACTGAGATTTTACCTCGTCTACCATATTAAACACCGCAGACTCAATCTCTTTGTCGCCCTCTACATAATCAACAATGGCATACTTTTTTCTCTTTGCTGTAGATTCGTCTACCACAACATCGTCACCCTTAAGTTCATAGTTAAAGCCAACGAGCTGCCTGTTTTCGCAATCTGCGTAATATACCTCTTTAGACTCACTGTCGTAGTCCACAAACCAATACTTGCGCACTTCATAGAATGAATCATCATCGAGAGTAATCTTTGTTTTCTTATCATCCATTGCATGGATTAATTTCTGACAAACATCAGACTCCAAAGCAAACTTTCTGCTTTCAAGCTCAGATGTTAAATCCTCGATAGAAATATTTTCAATATCCAAATCACTTACATCTACTGCATAGCTTTTAATCAGCTCTTGTTTCTTATCCATAATATCTCCTCCTTTCTTCTGTGTGCTCTTACTTATTTCTGAGAGCATAGCTTTATAATCCTTCATCATCTCGCTATATTTGTCATGAGTGCCACTTTGAGAATACATTTCGACACATGCTCCTTCAAAACAAGGCTCAACATCTTCGCCTAAAACACAAAAAGCCTCAAATTCAAAATCGTTGATCTGATATACTCCATGCTCGTCCATTTCACCATCTATAATAGAAATCTCCATTGACTCAGATGCACTGTTTTCGGAAAGTAATTTATACACACCTTCTTGCCTTGTCCATAAATAAGCTTCAACACACAGATATTCATGAGTACCACCGCTATCTTCAATGGATTCCCACCAATACTTTGCAGATTCAGGCACTACTCCGATAGGTTCTGTTAAATTAACCAATTCTGTTTCTGTGTCTGTGGTGACTATCTCAACATCGTGTCCACCATAATCCTTTTCTTCTCGCAGATAGTGAGTAACAACAGGACAATTAAAAATTGACCAAATAGCTCTTTCAAATGCTTCTTTCGATATGTATATCTTTTTGCGATTAAGTCCCGTATAAGCCACTTTAATTACACCTTTTGCAAAAGAACTATTAATTTTTTCTTCGTTGTCGTACTGTATGATGTGATTAGGGATACTATATTGAATCGTCACACGCTTTTTATCTTGCTTCACTCTTACTCACCACCTTCCAGATGATTTTAAATATGTAAAAAGCCCCACTCTATCACGAGTGAGGCTTAAAACATTAACTTGTCTGAATAAATACAAGCCACATTTTCAAATAAAGCTTTATTATTTGAGAGTGATGATTTGTTCTCAAATACATATAGTGTTGGGCTTGTAGAACATTTTCTCTTATTATCAATAACAGAAATAAGAGAATACCCTGCATTGATTAACAGTTGTTTGTCTTTTTCATTTGTTACATAAATAAATTTCACTACTCTTCGTCTCTTTCCTGAGCAATTTCACCGTTGTCGCTGATTTCTCCTAAATCTTTGGTTGGTGCTCCCGCTTCTCCATTACTATCCGCTGCCTTTGTACTCTGTGTAGCCGAACTGCTCAATGGAACAAACTTATCGGGAATGCCCATAATAGAGTTTTCCAAAAAGTGCATACTGTCAATATCTGACTGGTTAAGTCCTTGTGATGCACAATAATACGAAACCATCGGCAATCCGTATTGGCAGGCTTTTAGATACGAGTCGCCAGCTTCTTTGCGATTGAAACGACTTACATCCAAAAATGATATCTTAAACATTTTTCCATGTGAGAGAGTATGAATGTAACGATTAAGCATCTTTTCAATGCTTAATACAATTCCATAAGTAATTGCTTGGTCTGCTTTTATAGATAAAAGCAAAGCATTTGACGATGCTTTTGCATTGTTAAATAGAAGACTCGAAACACCTGCTGCCGTAAAAAGATGATTCTCTGCGTCTGCTACATTGTCTACATCAGAGGTGTTTGCATGATTAAAGCTAATCTTCTCAACCGGCATTGGAGTTAAAACCGATCCTACTTCATTAGGCAGTACGGAATCTAAGTTTCTCCATATATCTTTAGCCATTTCATAATCCATAGGAAATGAGCCGTCATCATTCATTAACAGTTTCATTACCAGTAACGCATAATTCTCAATTTCTGTTTGTGTCAAATTGAGCTGCTTATAGTCTTCAACTTCATACAATTCACGCAAAAGTCCAACAAAAGGAGGCACTGGATAACTTAAAATATCTTTATTGCATTTGATTGCAAAAGATGTCGGAGCATCCAATAACTGCCATTTATATTGTGTACTGTCTTGCTTATATAAATTATATTTAGTTGTAAATTCAACAGGGTATAGAGGCAGTAATTCCGACCTCGAATCAAAATACTGAAAATTAAATGAGACATCTAATACACCATCTTGAATGGACGCTATATCACAATAATCAGAGGGAAGCTGCTGAATCATAATATTATCTTTAGTCACCCTCATAGTTCCATAAAACACATCTTCTCGTAAGCACACGGTTAAGATAGTGTCAAATGAGCTTTTAATGTTAAACCCATCTAATGTATGCAAAATCTTTGTGTAATTTTTCTTAATCTTTTTTGTGTCTGACACACTTGATATATCTACATTGTATGGAGACACAATATAAGACAAGTCTGTCAATCCAACAAAATACTGGATAATTCTACGAAAGTGTGAACTCGCCGAATACATATAAATAACCGCATTGCGTAACTGTGCTTGATATCTATATGGATTGGACAAATATGTATTGATTTCGTCTTTTGTGTACAAAAAAAAGGAAGGTGTGTTTCTATCATTGTTTAGGTCTCGAAGCACAAGCTGATTTAAAGCAGCAAATTTTTGCTGAGTCGTTTTGATCTGCTCTTTATATTTTTTATCATCTTTTGTTCGTTGTTGCTCAGTATGAATTTCTACACTATCAATCTTATTCATTTTTCACACCCTTTCTTTTAACGGTACTTGTACATGTCTGGTGCTCTAAACACAAAAAAGTCTTTTGCCGAATAGATCGTGTTGCCTTTTTGTCGTATACTATCTTCAATCTGTCTTGCTACATAATAGTTGTAAGACAAACTTGAAAAACGGTCTTTTCGCATACCAGACATTTCTTTAACTTTAATAAGTTTATTGTTTTCTTCAATGTTGAGCTTTACTAATTCATTAACCAATAGCGTGGTATTTATATACTGCTTAATGATTTTTGTTCGCTCAATAGGACTAAGATTACTATATCCTTTAATATCATTAAGGCAGGTTTCTGCATCAAACTCATTTATGAGTAGTTTAATACGACCAGACTTAAACCCTTCTCTTAAGGCTAATGCACAGTCTGAGTTAAATTTAGCACCTGCTTTAATTGCCCAAATAACTTTTGGAGCAGATTTATCTTTACAACGACTTGCCATATCTGGGTTGTTACAGCAAGACAATGGGGGATAGACCACACCAGTTTCAGTGTCTTTAATTTCTTCCACCAGAGCATCGTATACACCAGAGCCAACACCGTTCGCATCAATGACTATATAATCACAATCAAATTGTTCATATAATTTTCGCACAATCAATGCTTGTACTCTTGTCAGTTCGCCCTCAAGTGTGTCGCTGTATATGATATTATGAACAAACCTACCGCCTTTTTGCTTCTGAGGTACACAGCTATTGATAAAAATAGCAGAAGCGTCATTCTTGTGTTTTGTTGTCGTTGCCATAAGTGCAATATCAATTGACAAAATACGCTTTTCATCGTGTTGCTTAGGCGGAATAATGAGTTTTTTATCTCCTGCCAGCCTACTATAATCGGGTGGTAACCAAGGATATTTGATTGTTCGTGTCTGATTGATAACAGGATATTCGTAGAAGCTACCTTCAAAATCACCATAAAACAAACAATCCATTTCCATTGACCATGACACTTCATTGTAATCTGATTCAGCCATATCATCCTCAACTTGTTCTCTCATAAGCAGACCTTCTCTAATTGCAAGCTGATACGGAAAACCACATATAAAACATTTTTTACTATCATCTAACATAGTAGCCGCATAGCCCTTTGCTTTTGCATAAGACCAATGAGAACAAAACCACGCTGAAGACATGTAAATTTCCTTGTTTCTCTCTTGGTATTCTGGTTTTACATGCCAACTACCATCTGGTCTTTGATATTGATATTTTTTAAGTTTAAAAAATCCGGGCTGTCTGGGATTTGATAAGAATTTTTTCAATACGGTTTGAATAACATCCTTTGATACCATTCTAAATTCATCGGTAATAAGAATATTTGCTCTTGCACCTCTGGCAGAGTCTCTCGAAGTTACTACCAATATTTTTGATGTATTCCTAAATTTGATTTCGCCTTTTTCACCTGTAATACTCCAAGATTCAATTTCAGCTCTCAAATTAGGGGCACCGGGCATAATAAGATTTATAATCTTGTCCAAAACCAAATTAGCCTGTTTTCTGTTACCAGATGCAATACATATTGTTGTTCCCGGATATAAAATACATCTAACAACGCAAAAAATAGCAACCAAAAATGTTTTGCCTAAGCCTCGACAGGCTAAAAACATAAATTGGTTGCATATATTCATAAAACATATAAGTATAGATTGAAATGGTTTTAGAATAATATTTAGATAATCTTCAACAAAGTGTTCTGGGTGTTCTCTGTAATATCCAGTTACCGTGTTTACTTTGTCCATTGTTTCTTGCCGTTGTTCTTTTATTCGGTCTTTGGTTGTAACCGAACTTATGCTATAAATACTGTCAGTCTGTGTTGAGGTCATCGGCATCACCGCCATCCTTGTCAGAAGGTGCGGTCTTTAATGCTTCCGCAAATACTGACTCAAAAATAGCTTCATCATCTTCACCAGCGTATTCTGGACGCTCAACCCTATACCTATTCATTTCTTCTTCGTACATATGAGCGTATCTGTTATGTATTTTTAGCATTTTACACAAATGTCCGAGAAAATAAGTTGTAATATACCAAACTAACTGATTCTTGTTTTTGCACTCATCTATATGTTTACGCTCTTCATATTTTTCTATTAATACACCAAAAGTGTTTGTTTCAGCTAAGTCACTTTCTTTTGTCTGGTTAGGTGATATTCCTAACTTGGTCATAATGTTACCCATACTTGTCTGTAGCGAATCAATTTTTTCGTTATGTTGATTTGCCTCTGAGATTCTTAAATCTGTAATGCATAACTGTTTGTATAACACTTGTTGTTCAACTGTTAAATTGTGATTGTCCTTAGTGAGTTTTTTGTATAGTGACTTAAGATTAGCATAACTATAGGCTGGATAGCCATATCCCCAAAAGGCTTCGTCTGCGGGAGTTATGCCTAATTTAACCTTTAACTCATCTTCGCTTTCGCCACTACCACCAAAATTCAAAGCACCTGACGGCACAGAATCTATCACATCGTCCTCTGTAGCGCTTCCTTCTTTGACCTTTTTGAATTTTAATTCTTCTTCGTCCAGAGTATCATCAAAAGTTTTGCCTGAGTATTTTAATAAGTTTGCCTTCTCCATATAAGCTCTAAATCTTGGACGAGATGAACTTGTGTCTCCTAACAGAGCGTATATTTCAGGAGACCAGTAAACATCAAAGTGTAAACACACCCGCCTTAAAGCTTTCTCTTCGCTTCCAAAAACTTCTCGATAGTGATTATATAATTCATCTACACAATCTTTACATACTGGAAAAAACTTTCCGTCACCTTGCCATAATGGAGAAGAACCTCTTGAAAATGCTTTGGCTCTTTGAGACTCTGTAAATTCCTTTTTGCATTTCTTGCAGCGGTATACCGGTTTAAAGTCAATACTTTTTTTTGGTGGAGCGATTTTACTAACTTTAGGCAAAGAATCACTCCTTATCGTGATTTAATTGTGTGTTTAAAGACAAGGACGCTGTAAATTTTGCACATCTCGATGCTTCGATGTTGATAATTTCGTGCGTGATAGGATTTGTTCCTCTTCGAGCCTTGCCTTCATTAACATAAAAAGTACCAAATTTGTGTATCTGTACGGGTTGACCAGTACATAACATTTCTGCAACGCAATCAAAAACATCTTTGATTACTTCTTTTGCGTCCTTTTTTGTGTAGCCTTTATCGGCTAACATACTAATTAGTTCTGTTGTTTGTGCCATTATTTCTCCGTTTCTTCCGTGTGCAATTTAGATATTGCACTTGTCTTTATTTGCTTGTAATTTACTCTTGTCTTCTTTGATATAAAACCTACGAGTAACATCCGTGCTTTTGTGATTAAGCAACACTGATACCTCTTCAAGCGACATACCAGCATTTTTATATGCTGTTGCTCCGCTATGCCTAAAATCATGAGGATGTAATGTTGGAACTCCAATCATTTGACCAATCTTTTTACAATAGTCACTTAGTGTTGATACTGTCGCAGGGGTACAAGAACCACTCTTTCTATGAGCTGATACAAAAACATATCCGCCATCTTCAATATTGTTTTCTGTTCTATATTGTTTTAGATTTAGCAAATATTCTTTAGCTTCTTCACTAAAGAATAATTCAACAAGATATCCTTCTTTTTCAAGAACATCTTTAGCCACACGACTATCAAAATCAAGCTGTTCCCATCTTATGTTTGCAATGGCATTTATTCTTGCCATTGTGGTCAGTGAAAAGATAGCATATGTTTGCATTGTAAGTGCTTCGTAATACTGCGTGGGCTTAGTTTTTCTTTGCTCCTTAGCCTTTTCAACATTCTCTTGTAGCTTTTCCCTCATAAACTGAATTTGCTGTGTAGTAAGAAATGTTTGTGCAACAACCGCCTGACCTTCTTTTGGTCTGTCTATAAAACTCATTGGGTTCTCGTCAATCAATCTCTTTTTCTTTAAAAATAAAAAGAATGCCGATATACTTGACATTCTTCTCTTAATACGATTTGTATTATTGCCCTGATCTTTGCAATAAACGATAAACTCAGAAATATCTGAATCATCAATCTCTTTAACTGATTTATTGTCTTGATAATCGTATATATAAATCCACCAGTTAGCTAAATCGTTATAATAATTATAAATTGTCTTTTCTGAAAGCTCTCTGATTTTCATATCTAATAAATATTTATGATATAGTTTGAGTGTTTCGGGATTGATTTTTTTTAGCTTCTCTTGATTTAACATACATATTCGTTCACTTCGCTTCGGCATATTTCACCACCTACTCAAAAATAATATTCACTTCGTCTCCTTCTATGTATTTAACATATTGACAAAAGAAACGAAGGGATCTACGCATCGCCGAAAGTCTTTGATAAGACACTCCTCGTTCGTGTCTCATATATTTAATAAAGTTATTGATGTCTTCACTTGTACACTTCGTAAAAGACTTATTTTTGTTAAAATGCCATAGCCACTTAAGAAACATCCGTGTGTCGTCAACATAGTGCTTTACAGTGGCAGGAGAGTACGGTTCATAACTCAAATATGTTTCAAAGTTATCCATTAGTTCTTGGTTATATGCACACATTTTTTCTTTATTAAACATATAACCACATCCTTAATTTAGAGACATAAGCTTGGTCTTCTCACGAATAGCGTGACCGTGCTCATCGAAACACATATATACAAATCCTTCTTTCTGAGAATTAACCAATCTTCCTTCGCTATATTTCATTTTTCTTGTTTCACAACAAGCACCCTGTTCATAGATTGCAGAATTTCCGATAACATAGTACCCTTGACGATGAGTATGAGCCATAACAATATTTCTAAAATCAAATCCCTCATTGCGAAAATAATACAAAGCTTTTTCTGCGGTTTTAAGCATTACCGAGGAGTATGCTCGTGGATGACAGAATACCGTATCACCAAACTGAGAGTACCATTTACCTGTAAATTCAATTTCAATGTTACTATCTTTGAATACATGCGTCAGGGGAGAATACTCAGTTTTCGTTCCTATTTCGTTATCATAATCAATAAACCCGTCTGTGAAGATATAATCAAGTACAGATGACGGCATTATGTCGCATAATTCACTGTTTGTCTTTTTTGCAATATAATCACCTATTCTCAAATCGTGATTGCCGTTGTTGGCAATCACCTTTTTGGGATTCAGCAAATGAATCAGGTCAATTAAATATTGTCTTGCTCTGATAAGTTCTTTGGTTATGCTTACATATTTCGACTTGTTCGTAAATTTTGATAACTGGGCACAGTCTACAAGGTCTCCGTTTAATTGCAGTATATCTACACGACCTATGTATTTCTCAAATATACTAAGAGGCTTACAATAAGGAAAATGCAAATCCGATATTGAAAGAACTCTCGTGCTTACATTATCTTGATTTTTATAATTATAATAGTCATACACGCCTGACGCATATTTTCTAAAGTGGTCAGATGATACGCTCTCGCCAAGCAGGTTTACAATTTGAGACCATTTCAAAGGAAATTTTGTGCCATTTAGCTCTCCGTTCTTTTTAGCTACTATTAGCCTGATTTTCCATTCCTCGTGGGTTTCGTCTGGTCGCTGTAAACACCAATTGTCTATATATTTATTTGTGTTAGCTTTCTGCATAGTAAGACGCTCAACCCTTTCGTCTCTGTTTAGAGGCACGATTTTTTGCTTTAAGTATTTTAGCTGCCTCAATATTTGTGTCTGCAATCAAACGGAGATATTCGGTCACTTCTGGCACATATCTTCTGTGTCTTTTTGCAGGCTTTCCTCGTCCTGTCTGGGGAATCCATACATCAGGAAACTCTGAGCGTATAATCTGACTCTCTGTTTTTGTGATTGTAATAATTGTAAAAACTCCTTAAATTCAATTTATCACTTGACTTGCAATGCAAGAAATGATAGTATATTATGGGGTATTGTATTTAGTCCCCATATACAGCCTAACTCGCAAGACAAAAAACCGCATAAAATTCGAGATTTTTGGGTGTCCGAATGCCAAAAAAGGGCGGGAAGCACCCCAAAATTGCAAAAAATCACCCCGATTATAGTCATAATCGGGGCAAAATTTTTATGCTTTTTTAAACCTAACCCCAAAAAATTCTATATCTCCTTGTTCACACATTTTTAATTTTTGTACTGGGGTTTTACTTTTACGCAGAAGATATAAGAAATCTTTAGGTAGGGAATAGAATAATATTTTAATCAATAGGCGGTATATGTCTTTATTTGTTGGTTTCTCGGCTTCGTGTAGCAAATAACTCATTGTACTTAAACCAATTCTCTTATAAGACACATATGTCAATAAGTCTTGATAAATTTGTTCTGCCTGCTCGTGCTTTTCTATATTCGACGATTCTTCTTTTAGCCATACAGCATTTACTTCACTTTGTTTCTTTCTTACAGTGTAAATAAACTCATCAGCTTGCTCTTTGTTGATATGTGAAGAGTGAGGCTTAAAATCAATAAAAGAAGTCAAAGGCAACATAGGATGTTTGTCATTGCCAACTATACGCTTACGCACTGATTTTTCAAGATAGTCCATAGAGGTATCATAACAACGGTAAGTCTTGTTTTGAGAAGTACAATGCTTATGTCTTTTATGATTGGCTTTTTGTTTGCTCACCTCTAACATAAATTCTGGCAGCGACTTGCTTCCGTTTTCGTCTTTGAGATACTTTGTGGTTAGTCGTTCGAGTTCTTTTGTCATTTGTACATCAAACTCTTTTTTAGCCTTATCTATTTCAATATTAGACATTACAGACAACTGACAGATATCGGTATATATGGGTTGTACACTTTCAAACGATGCACCGTTATTAATATTATCCCACATAATACTTGTAAGCACTTGTGCAAGGTTAATAATTTCTCCAATCTTATTCTCACTTGTCTTAATATCCAAGTCTGTTAAGTCATTAACGGTATAATGTCTCTTGATTTTTTTAGCTTCTACCATATTCGTTGGAACAAGCCATTTATCATAATTTTTAATTGCTGCCTTTAATAGGATGGGATTGTCTGTGATTAATACACTATCTGAGTCAAAATCACAGCCATTAAGCCGTTGCAAAACATTTTCTCCTATGCTGTTAATACACAATATCTCTTTAGTGAAGTTGAAGTATGTGTCTATTTCCGGACACTCTTTGTTATAAGCAACCCATACATTGCCTGTACAACAATGAGGACTTCTTGAGCCTAATAATTGTTGATTATAGGCAAATCTTTTTGAATGTATATTGCCTATGCCCAAGTGAGATGTACCGTCAAATTTACCAATTGATTGTAGGAGCATCTCATAAGGATTTCCTACAAGCGTTGAGTAATTGCCAGCTACGGAAATATGACCTCTCTTCATATTGTTCTTATAAGACCTAATGGTCTCTCTTACTGTGTCATAATACAATTTAGTATCACAAAACTTGTCATTAATACCAAGCAAAGTGTACACCAAATCGTTTTTAGAGGCTATGGCTTCGCCTGTGAGCGTGTTATTTGTCTGAGCCTTAATGTGATACCTCAAAACAGTTTCGTCCGTTTTAAGGGCTTTTAGATAGTCTTTTGAGGGTTTCAAAAACTCTTCCATGTCTTCTTGTGACAACTGTAGTGTATTTAAAAGCTGATAATGGGTTTGAACTAATTTACCGTCCATAATATGAGTCGGCTTTTCGTACTTAACTATGCCAAATTCTGTGTCGAGATTGTCAAGCCATGCGTCAAATGTTCCAAACTTCAAATATTTAATACTGCTTGGAGTAGTTACGAGTTTTACATCCTGTATACATTTAGCTCGTGTATATCCATTAATCTGTGACACATCAGTAATACCGTTGTCGGCAAACCATTGTTGAAGGTTGGTATTAAAGCAAGCTGACTTAAAAAATCTATTACGCAATAATAAAAAACCTTTATGCTGATACTCTCCAAAAAGACTAACATCCATAAGAGACTGTCCGTCCCAAATGCTGTTACATATCTGCACCTCTTCCGGTTGTGTTTTTAATACACCCTCATCTATACGGGTAGTCATTACTCTATCTGTAAACACATCTTCATAATCGTCTACAAGTAAAATATTTTCGGGCTGAATATACAGGCTTGCAATAGTGCTACTCAAAGGTAACGCTGTATAGGACTCAAATGCGGGCAAATCTATTTCTTGCCCCTGTTTGACGGTTAAACCACACTTAGACCAATTAAAAATCCCTCTATATAAATTCTCATCAATGAATAAGCATTTTCCTAAGCGGGAACTGCCATTGCTTCTTTTATATCTTACATATTTTACTCCATCACAAACAAAACCGTTTGCATACAGGTCGGCTCGTAAATCACCAACCGAGTGTAACACCTTTATGTTGTTCTTAGCCTTATACATTCCATCATCGTAATAAAAGTATTTGCCAAGTACATCTTTATGTATAGGAAACTCTGTAGGAGTGTCTGTCTGAATAGCAAGCAATTCACCGTCCTTAACACAGACACAATCTTGTAAGGTTAATTCATCTAAACGATAGCCGAATTTCACATAAATGTTAGCGGTTATTCTATTGTATTCTTTGTTACTGTAATTGAAAGTAATGTTAATAACTTTCTGAGTGTATTCTTTTCCGTTGACCGTACAGGAAAAGCGATTATTTCGGAACACCTTCTTATATACCTCAATAATTTTCGGAAGTTCTTTGCTATGAGGAAGTGTGTTAATAAATTTTCGGTAGTTAATATCTCCGTTGCGATAACGGATGTTATAACCTACACTATCGGGTTTGTTATAATGGTTTGCGATAAATACATCTTTAGCATCCAAAGAGAGGATGTTTACTCCGTGTATATAATCACTCAACAACACTCACCTCGCTCTCATACATAAGCGAATATGTGTTGTCTTCATCATTTAGTTCATGCACAACCTCTGCGTAAGCCATAACACGCTCGTTCATGTCCTCTACGACCTCCTGAGCGATTATTTCTTCGTCAGAGTAATTTGTACAAGGTAAACTATTCGTGCCACACAGGTCAAACCAGAGACATTTACAACAATCCTTCACCTCCTCTGCTGTAAAATTCTCTGTTGCTGTGTAGTTAAATGTATATTTGTTCAATGGGTTGGACTCCTTTATTTATTATTATTTATCCAACCGACCAGTAAATTTCTCATCCTTGAGGATGGGATATAGATGTTAATTTCTTTGTTATCTCTGATTGCGCTTCTCCAGATAAACTGAAGCATTTCACTGAGAGCAAAACCGTCTTCATCGACCGTAACGCCATTGTTCTCAAAAAATCTTATAAAAACAGGGGAGATATACCTATTGACCGGATAGGCAATCGCTGTCCTGCTTTTAAACTTATTAGACGCTCGTAAATTACAAGCTATAAATCCTTTTGTGTATCCTTTACCTTGCACTTTAGATTTATACTCTTTAAATGTTGTCCACATACACTCATTAGATTTTGCGTTCAATATGTTTCTAAAAAAATTATATATATTTTTTTTAAGTGTAGGGATTTCCTTGCTATGTGTCTGATACCAATGTTTGCTAAGTGCTGTTGGAGGTTTACCAATTTCATTCATTTTGTCATTATCGCATATATGTATAAGTTTAGTGATATCCGAAATGTCATGCTTGACTTCGTAATCTACGAATGTAAAGTTTTCGTAATTGTCCCCCTGTATCCACCAATATTTGGGCTGAATCTCAAACATCTGAAAGTAGTAAGCAGTAAAAGACGCCTCATACAAATAAGTAAGGATAAATACTTTGGAAAAGGCTTTAAAGTTTTCAATCGGTAGTAGTTGAACAAAGTCATTGTTTGCACAGTATAAGTTGTGACAATTACACATCGTTTCTATACTTTTCATATAAGTTGTTCCTTTGACCGAGTTCCAAGCGGCACACCCTTTGTCATCAAATTCACAAAGTGATGCAATAAACTCTCGATCACTTGATGACAAAACAAGTTGAGATATCGTTTCTATTGTTTCATCGAGTATCAGTGTGTAATTATTGTCTTTTATCAGTTTGCGTGTTTCGCTGTCTATATTTGAGAAAAGTGAGTGGGTAGTCGCTACATTCTTTTTGTTTGTAACAAGCTCTTTGAATTGTTGCCTTTTTGATGGACTCTTTTGAGGCTCTATAAACTCTTTGTCAGTACAGGCTGTTATCACCCTATCAACTTCTGACAAATACGGAGTACAAAAAATGAAGTGTTCATCTTCAGCTGCGTTATTGATGTAGTTAATTGCAGCGGAAGTTTTACCTTGCCCCATTAAAGCGTTTACAACATTCAGTTCCACTTGCAGACCTCCTTTATATGATGTGTATTTCGTTGGTTGTTGTTCGTAATAAATCTCTCCTTTACAAGTAAATGTTTGTGTTGATGTGTGAATTGCCTCTACATCAAAATCACCCCTTTCAAGACTTATAATATGGTGTTCATTTTTGTCACAAAAGCCCCAAACCCCCAATGCCAATGCGGGTTTTCGCAACTTTGGGCAAAAAGGATTAATTACACTCTTTTCACAATTACTCTATTCTCTTTCTATATATTCTTTTTTTCTAAAGAGAGAGGCTTTGAAAAAGCCGATGAACAGTATGTTTTACTTTAAAAAAGCACTTTTGGTTTTTAACTATTCGTAATTCCAAAAAGAGCTCCATACTACGAGGTAGAATACATTTGTCCCAAAAGTTTTGCAGATTAAGCCTTTACAGACAAATGTATTGGTCGCTTAATTCTCTCGAACAGTAAGCTTATTCTGAGATTGCCAATCGTTCATTAAGCTCCTTTGCTCTAAACTTTACCTTAGAATCCGTAGATAGTAGTTGCAAGAGAGTGTGTCTATGTTCAATAAATTCATTTCCCAACAAGGGAAAAGAAAAACTAAAACAGTAGTTACTCCTTTATGCAAGTGACTGGAAGAGATTAGTAGCTTCTAAATTGCTATTAACTACATAACTGTAATCTGTACCAAGGTTGAGTTTCTTGCAGGAAGCCAAGATTATATCTTGTGTTAAGCCTATATATCTTAATGTAATGGAAGGAGAACTGTGTCCAAACATTTCCTGTAATAATAAAAGCTTATCGTTGCTAAAGTTGCTCATAGCCATTTGATGATAACCAAAGGTCTTTCTTAATGTATGAGTGCCTACTTTTTCTGTAAGATTACATTCAGTTTCTAAGCCTTTAAGAATACTATATATATATTCTCTGGTTAAAGGCTTACCTAAGTTCTTAGAACGGTTGCTGTTGTCACCAGTAAATAAGTAGTCATTCAGAGTTTTGGAATTGTGGTTGAGGAACAATTCTACGGCATCCATTACTGCTGAGTTAATGGTAACTACTCTATTGATTTTTTTTCTTCTTGTTTTTTTTGTTTTTAATTCGATGATAGGGAAGTATTCTTTGAACACTAACTGTTGGTTCTTGACCTCTAATAAGTGATTAAAGGTAAGTAACCTTAAGTCACTGACTCTTAATCCAAAATTGATTCCCAATATAAAAAGCATGTTGTCTCTGTATCTACCTTTACTGATTAAGTAATCAGAGATACTTTTTAATGTATGGGTATCTTTGATAGGATCTACATCGTGTCTCTCATAAGATTCTATATTTTGAATTTCTGAGGGTACTGTGAGTTGAGCTGACGCTCGGAGCTTATTGTTTTGCCTAACTAATTTCTCAGGTTGTATAGGCTGTGAGAAGTCTACATAGATTAGGTTGTTATTCTCAGTTTTCATATGTATCGAACATCCTTTCTAAATTGTTTTCTGAACTAATTGTACCATATATCCTAAAAATGTCAAGTAAAAATGACTTAAAAATCAAAGTTTTTTGAAAAAATTCCAAGTTATGGAAATGCAAGTATATTCATTATTTTTTGTAAAGGATATTTTTATCGGAACAAATTCACCATTTGTATAGGAAATAAATTTCAGGATTTGTAGAGGGAGAGAGAAAAAGAGAAAATAAAAATACGAGATTTTAAGCCTGACTGTGAGAAGAAGTAACTGCAAACATAAAGCATAATTATGCACACTAAAAATATGGAATATATCCCCCATATAACATTGTGCAATTTTGTGAAGTGAAATTTATACATTATTTTGTATAAATATTCATTTAATAGTATATATATGTTTTGCAATCATTATAGTCGGCAAGAAATAAAAATGACTTGACTTTTGCGGTTCGGGTATGGTATAGTATATACATGGGTTATCCCATAGGACAAAAAATTGTTGCATATGCAACACAAAAATTAAGGAGGCTATCATGAAAAAAATCAATCACGCTGTCACACTATACGGCACATGGTACAAGGCTTATATTCCGTTATCTTGTTTCAACGGTTGCAACAAGCTTGTCAAAGAGGAAATCAAGAACACACTACGCAACAAGACTATTCAAGACTATGTACGCAGCTTGTACAAGATTGCACGGTTAAACCGTGGGTACGCAAACATTTACAGTCTTACATATCAGATTGCTTGCAAGGTTTGCCGGAACAATAAGATCAAGGAATTATTACCCGGCTTATACGCTGATTATCAACAGATTAGCAAGGCTATAACGGCGCCGGCTCAAATTGAACAAGCAATTAAACAAACGGTTAAAGACTTGAATTTTAACTATCTGAAACAGTACCACGACAAAAAAACACACACCATTAAATTATGGACTACTCAAACGGTCAAATCTCATATCGGCTATCTGTTAACATATAACCCTAATAAGTCATTATCTTTTTTTGCCGACCTATTGCACACGGGGCTTGACGAACCGCTCACGCTCGACGGTTTAACCGTGTGGAATGTAGCTCAAACAAGTTCGAGTTTAATTGACCTAAAAGACAAATTAAGTAAAGTGTTTACGCTCAAGATCACGAAACACAAATACGATAAAAAGATACATACACTTATTGACGGCTCTATTTATCAAATGACCGTGAACGGCTTGCGCCGTGTGTTTATCATCGGCAACGGCGACACAGTCACGGAGACAAACGACAAATATATATGTGAGCGGCGACAAACAGGCTTGCAGTATATGTATAGTTTAACAAGTAACTATATTTACTCTCAGCGGTCAGTTGACACAATCAGTTTACAAGCTCCTACAAGTCAAGACTTGACGCTTGCTGACACCTTGCAAGACAAATCAGACGCACGGGCGCTAAGAGAATTTAAAACATATATAAGTATTATCAATGACTTTTACAATACTTATAAAGATAGTACCAAAGTAGTACCACGCACATTTTATATTTATTGTCAATATTTAACGGTCAAATGCATGGGCTTGCCTGATTACAAGATTTACAAAAAAATCAATATCACAAATAAGCCATTGCAACGCTATAAAGCAATGTACAATACAATGTTTTATAATTTCGTAAAAAACAAATAGATTTGACTTGCTTTTTCCGCTCCCGTAAAAACGGGAGCGTTTTTTTTTATGCTTTTATTGCTCAAATTGTGCAATATGTATATTATAATTCTTTTTAAAAAATATAGATTGTTGAAAATAACTCCTAAAAAACTACTTTTTGTTTCGTATATATAGAGCAAACAACAAACAACAAACAGACAACACCGCAAACAAGCGGTAAACATTTGTTAGTTATTTGTAATTGCAAAAACGATATCACGCAAGACACACCGATTTTGCGGTACAATGATTTGAAATGAAGGTTTTGAGTCGTACTGCGGAACTCGAAAAGGTCTTGAATTTCGTTTCGGATAAGCGTGAGAGCGTGCCGAGCGGCGTATCGTTTGCCCACCTGTGGGGCTGCACCAAAAATGCAGTCACAGAGCGGAACATTCCGCTTAAGGGCGATGGAGCTTCGTGGAAGCCGAAGCAGATTGTTGAATGGTGGCGTCGTTGCATCCAGATTGTAACGGGTAGTTTCGCTGTAATGAAACAGTGCAGACTTGAGTAAACAAGGAAGATGGCTGAAATCTTCGCTAAACCGCTTGAAGTGAACAAGTGTCGTAATATCCAAATCACAACAATAATAACTATTAAAGGCTCTTGGCTAACCTGAGCAAGTCCGTTTCAGATCTGAGGCGGGCGACTTGTATTCTGCTCAAGACCTTGAGTGTCGGGTGACAAAGATACCTTCATATCTGCCTTGAGCCTTTTAATATACATACTTGTTTTCTATCATTCTGCAAAGCACACATCTGAGGTAATGGCTTGGTCTGTTGCCTGAGCTGTGTGCTTTGTTGCACACGAATTTTAATAAGGAGTGTTCAAAATGAAAATGACAGAAACTGAAGTAATGGTAAAAGAAATCGTAGGAACAAAAACGATATCACGCAAGACCTCATCTGATGGGCTTGACAGCAAGCTTGCTGCTCTTGAAAAAGCTACAAAAGTATTGCAGACAGCCGCTGAGAGTGAAAACTTGGCTGAGTTTGCAAAAGCAAATGAGGATGCTAAAGATGCTCAGGATGATTACAACAATTATTTCACAAAATACTGCTTTGAGAATTTTCTTGAGGCTGAGCATCCGGCATTTGAAGTGTTAAAAGCAGGCTTCCTTGATTATAAATCAATCAAGGGTGAGGCAACGCTGGGGGCAGTTACATATAGTGTTGTAACTGTATCTAAGCAGATTAACTTTTTGGCATTCAATGCAGAAGCTCGTTGTTTCGGCAATAAGCTCGGCAAAGCAGCAACACTGCTTGCTTACTATGTGAGTCTATACAAGACCACACAGGTCGCTAATGGTAAAAACATCATTAGCGGGTTCAATCACGCTTATCAGTCTTCAAAAAGGGCTGTGGCACAGGATCAGCTCTTGAGCAAAGTGCCATCTAAAACTTTGCTCAAGAAGGCTTTGCAGGATGTTATCGATGAGCTTTGGTTTGTCGATAATGGCAAAAACGAGAATAAGTATGTAGTAACAACTCAGTGGTGTAATTTTATGCTGGACTTTATTGTTACAGCAAGAATGACCAAAACTGAGGCTTTTTATCAGACCGCCTCACCTGAGAAGGTTGTACAGGCTTGTGCAAACTTGATGCACAAGCTTATCAACCGCTATGACATCTCAATCAAAGTCGAGGATAAAACTGTTCCGACTGTTGAATTGACTGCTCAGGATGAAAATAAGGATGAGACTGAACAGAAGTAATATCTAAGTACACTCGTTTAGCGGTTGCGAGTCAAAACAAAACCGCTGCCAAAGCGTATGCTTATTTTTAAGGAGGTTATTAAACGATGGAAATAATGAACAACAATACTCTTACAGTTGCAGCCGGTTTAATAAAAGGAAGGCATAAAATGCCTGTTGAGCGTTACATCTTCGATCAACCAATTGATGATGTAATGGATTTCGCTTCAATTCGTAAAACGATTGAGGACTTCATCGAAAATGTCGTAGATGTTCGCACCCACTACGGCGTAGGGATTAACCAAGCAGACAATAATGATGTCTGCTTATACGAAGGCAAGCACGATCTTATCTGTTATGTAACCGGACTGACCTCGGTGACGGCGGAGTTGGTTAGGGTTTGTATGAGAAACGGCGTGCATTTAACCTTAATGCACTATAATACCGCTGATAACTGCTACTATCCTCAGCGGATTTATTAAGGAGGGAAACTATGCGTCCACAAAAACATAATAAATTGACTAACCTTGAGCTTGCTATAATGACAGTAGGCTATTGTTTAGCAGGAGCTCTAAGTTTGACTGGCTTGTACTGGTCTTGCAAACTGTTAGTCTTAATTGCACCATAGGAGGGATACCGAGATGGGAGTTGTATGGGTGGAAAATTATGCGTATGAATATGCTGCTAAGTTTCTTCATGACAAAGAAGTGACTTTTGAAGCCACTCGTCCCGATAGAGGCTCAAGCAGAGTAAGGCTTGAATTTCCGAAGCTATCTCAGAAAATGTCTGAGTTACTTATGACTAAGATTTGCCATAAGTCAAGACAGTACGCAAAACTCGAATAGAAAGTATGTTCGCTTGAACACTCGTGTAAAAAATGGTAGAATATTCCTGAAGCGTGATTGTATCACGGCAAGATAAACGATGTTTGTCATTAAAAGAGAGGAAGGAATATGATTGCCAGAAAATAAAGACAATAGTGCGATGAACGCTCATGAGACTCACGAGAAAATGCTCAAAATGTTACAAGAGGCAGGAGAACAAAATCCGGATTGTCCAGAAGGACAATTTTTACTCAATTGTCTTACGGGTATGAACGAGGCACGAAGCAAAGCCAAGGCGAGAGTGGTTGATCCAGTTAGTATAAAACAAATCAATGGATTAAAAAAACTGTTTGAAAACATGGATGGAGTTGATGTAGAAGTCACCGTCGATGCGTTTCGTGATTGTTTTATGTTTACCGTTGACTCAAGCCATATTATTACGCTTGATGCGGAGCAAATTGCAAATTTTTATCCGTTATTGGAACACTCCACTAATTTTTATGCTGGATATGATGAAGTCACAGAAACCCATTGTATTGAGATTGATTTTCCGCACTATGTGTACGAGTGGTAACTCGTTTGGCGGTTGCGAGTCAAAACAAAACCGCTACCATAAAATCACTCTTTTATCAGAGTGACAAAAAGTAAATATAAACCAATTAAGTGTATGCGATAGATTTTTGCATACACTTTTCTTTTACCTAAAAAGAGGTGGTTAGAGTGTACGAGAGTATCAAAACAATACAAGATATTCGTGATGAACATATTGATGTATTGAGGGATTTCGGTGTAAAGGTTACATCTCAGATTGTGCGAACAATCGAAACCAAGACAACCGAAATTGCGATTGAAAATTACTGTCGTATTTTAATAATTAAACGATTAGAACAGGAGGAATAGCTTCTTATGCTAAAGGTTGGAGATAAGGTTAAAATACTTCCAACAATACTGTCAAACTATCCTAATTTTCCGTATGTAGGGGTAGTAGGCAGAGTTTGTGCTATTGACAACGATAATGATTCGATAGCTGTTGAGTTTTCGCATCCTAATGAGTATTTTCATAACTGTGACGGGAAGTCTGGGCAGTATTCTGGCTGGTATTGTTGTAGGAAAGAGTTGGAATTTATACCTGATGATAATTTGCCAGATATTTGGGAATATATCTAACATATAAACAATTTTAGGGAGGTTATAAAGTAAATTATGTTGATGACAAAACACAATATCACAGTAGAAGGAGATTACAAAAATGGCAGGCAGAACTATTAGTAAGGAACTAAAAGCCCAGATTGTGTCGGCTTATAGACAAGGCGAAAAAATGAAAAACATAGCTGAATTGTATGGGGTATCATATCCCACTGTTTCTAAATTAGTCAGAGCATCGGTTAATTCATCTGTTAGTCTTGTAGGCATTAAAAAGGCGTGTCCTAAGTGCGGCAAAGATAAACACGAAGTGGGTTCATATTATTGCTCACATTGTGGAGCAAACATTATGACAGAAGATCAAAAGTTGTCAAGAGAACTTGACAATATCGCAAAAACAATTCGTTTTTGTTTGCCACAAGCAAAAGAATCCGATAGAGAGAAGATTGATAATTATGTTGCAGTTTTAAAAGAGGCAGCATTAAGAGTAGGAGGTGAGGGGTGATATGACGGTAATTACAAAGAATGGTCACTTTGAAGTTATTGATGAGCATGGCAATGTGTTGTGTTCGGGTGACACCGAAACAGAAGCTGTTGAAGCGTATGAAGAAATAGGATTTGAATAATGTAACATTTGCTTGCTTTATTAAATAAAGCCGCCTTACTTAAAGTAAGGTGTTAGAAAAGGTTAGAGAGAAGAACGGGATACAGGCTGAAGGCGAGTCGGTGGTGGACAGCTCTGACACAGGATACCGTCAGGAAACTAAAGCTCTTACACAGAAAAGGACTGTTTCCGAGACCAAACCCAAACGGAAAAAGCACATAAAAAGATTACTTTAGTACTCGATAAGAGCATAGAACCAAAACTGTTAGCCAGCAAAGAGCTTAATTTACAGATTCTTCGCAAGCTCCATCTTTATTTAAGAAATGTTACAGCACCCCTTTAGATAGGGGTGAGCGGTTACAAAACTACTACCTCCTCGTGGTGTAACTGGGTAATGCTAAAGTAGAAATAAATTAAAGTGCCATACGAGGCAGAAAGGAGTCACAAAATGACTGTAAAAACATTAAACAATGTGATGGTTATTGAAGCCAACTTTTCAATGGAGGAACTTTTTAAAGTTTACAAACACAAGCCAGATGTATTGTCATTAAAGGATGATGATGGCAATATGCTTTTCGCTGTAAAGCCAAGCGAACACAGAGAGAGTTTTAGCGATTGCGGAATTTCTTTTGTAAGTAATTCTTACACAGCGTCAAAGGCATCAATTACAATTCCTCTCCCATCAGAAGCTGCCAACAACACAAAGGTGTGGATTGCAGAAAACTTTGGTTCAATTCTGACAAATCTTGAACAGATTGAAAGAAATGTATCGGAAGCATGTATTGATATTGATGCAAACATTGCAAAAATTGTCGGCTCAATTGTAACAGCGTAAACAAGGAGGAAATAATAATGAAAAGCATTAAAGTTCAGAACAATCTTAAGTCAAAAACAATCATTGGCAACCCAGACGAAATGACAGTTCAGCAGGCTTTCAATGAAGCCCAGCTCGAAATGGGTAATGGCATTCTCAATCTTAACGGCGTTGTGGTATCTGCACAGGATGTCAACAGAACGCTGTCTGACATTGTTGGCGCAAGAGATACATACATTCTTGCATCAGTTGTCAAAGCCGATTGTGCATAATTTGATTTGAAACAAGGGAGAGCATGCTCTCCCTTTGGCATTTGCATTGTCGCAAGACTGCTTTACTTAAAGTAAAGTATCAGAAAGGTTAGAAGCAGAGGAGTCACCCGGCACGAGATGCTGCTGGAGGCGACGTGAATGAAATGCACGGTGATGAAAACGAGTAGAGGCGACTATCTCTCAAACTCAAGGGTTACAACTGAAAGGAGCTTACGAATCCATGATTTGCCGCTGAAATCGCCACATCAAAGCTATAATTACATCAAGAATCCCAATGACCAAGCTTCCTGCAGGCGTCTTCTCACTGCTACAATTGTATTTAGAAATGCCAAAATCTAAGGAGGAATAGAAATGGATTTAATTACAAATTTACACACACGGAGTTGTTTTGATAGCCGTCTTACATTTGGAGATGATTGCCCTAAGATAATCGAAACATTTGTCAAATGTGTTTATGAACCTTATTACACTAAGAACGGTGATTTGCCATCTGTATTTTTTGGTTGTGTTTCCGGCGCACGGGCACCACAGAGAGCCGCAACAGACAAAGCTGTTTATATATGGTATAACGACATAGAACCCACTATAGAGGGAATTAATAAGAAATTTAACTGTAGTGTGGAATCGTATGAGAATTATGATAAGTATTGTGAATCAACCTATAATAAATCAAAAGGATGGGTTGGTGACAATCAGTATATTTTTTGGGTAGATCCGTTTAATAAACAACTTATAGAATACACGATAGCTGTTTTCCTTATTCCACTGTTTGACTTTGTTTGCACAGCAAAAGAGATCAAAAACAAATTCAAACCAATTGTTGATGAAATAAGCCAAGGTTTAGATGATAAATTGTTCGACTTAGCCGAGAAAATTTCAGAAGAAAAAGGATTATCGAAGGTTGTGTTAAATGCTCAAATTACCGATCTTGCACAATATAAAAAGAAACGCAATCTTGATCGACTACACGCAAGGATTAAGGATTATGAATCGGATTATAGACATCATGCAGCATATGTAGCAGAGGTTTACGAAAAGTTGTTGGATTGCAAAAAACAATTATCACTATACAATGACAATGATAATGATAATGCTGCATTGATAGATATGCTTACAAACAACAGTGCGATTTCTAATGTGAAAATTAATGGAGGAGACCTTGAGTTTGTAGTATGCAACCCGATTACTCAGTATGATGAAGATGCTTTTGCCGAAATATTAAAATCAGAAAATTCCACTATTAATAATATGCCAAGCGTAAGTAAGGATGTTTTATGTTGGATGGTTGATGGCAGAATTGATCTATTAACCGAATGTGGAATCGGTATAAGTCTTGATAACAATTCTTTTGATGCTTACGAGACATATATATACGGTTATATGCCTCATCCTCATTTGGCTTTATTTGATTGCTTTGGAGGTTTTAGAATAGATATCGCAACTGCATTAGCAGAAGGCAATATCTGCTATGCAATACAGCTTATTCTTACTGCGTCACAAAATTTGAATTTTATGGATTCTACGGTGATGCATAGGTTGGGAGCTCTGCTCAATGAGGCAGACTACTCGTGTATTATGGATAAGGAGTCTGGAGAAGTTATGACAGTAAACGAATGGAACGAAAGGAGAAAATAAAATGCAACTTTTAAAGATACCGACAGGTATGGAAACACCTACAATATCTTTCACTCCATTAGCTTTTGCCAAAATGATGATGCTTGTTGAGGTAAATGACAAAGAGGTGGGGTGGCATGGTACAGTCGAAAGGCAAAACAACAACTTTGTTATTACTGATATCTTTGTATATCCTCAAGTAGTTACTCCAACAACCGTTGAGCCTTCTCAGGAAGAGTATAACGAATGGCAGACTGAGTTGCCAGATGATATACATAACAGTCTTAGATTTCACGGGCATTCTCATGTAAATATGGGAACATCGGCATCATCTGTTGATACAAAATTTCAGCAAGGCATCGTGAAAATGATTGATAATACTGATTTTTATATCTTTATGATTATAAATAAAAAAGGTGATTTTAATATATATCTTTATGATGGTGTGCTTAATTTAGCATATAAGTCTACAAGTAAGGATACTCAGCCTGAGATAACATTAAACACAAATAATATTCAGTCGTTTGGAAAAATACTTTGTGTTTCACCTGAAGTTTACGATACATTGATGTCTTTCAAGGAAGAATTAAACGATATGGTTACAGAACCAAAACGAGTATCGTATTCGTATTATGAATATCCTTACAACTACGGTAATACGGGTGTAAAAAGCCAGAGTTCTATTGAACTATCTATTGGAGAAATTCAAGATATATTCGGTGTTCCTTATTTGGACGCCAAAGATGTACATGATGAGTTGAGTGATCTTGTACATAAAGGAGCGATAACTAACGATAGGAAATCATTGATTGAACAGGCAAGTTTGTATATATATTAAGGAGGTCTTACGGAATGGATTTAAGTAAATTAGGAGATATTAACCCATATCAGAAGGAGTTGTCAACCACTATACATATAATTGGATGTGGGAGCGTAGGTAGTACGCAGGCAGAGCTTCTTGCAAGATATGGCTTTTGTAAGTTTAAATTATATGATTTTGATTTCGTTGAAAGTAAAAATCTTTGCAACCAGATGTTTTTTAATTGTGATTTAAACCACAACAAAGCAGAGTCGTTAAAAAACATCTTGCTTTCCGTTAATCCTGATATCGAAGTTCAGATGTTTGAGCAAGGCTATATTAATCAGCGACTTAACGGAATCGTAATTCTTTGTGCTGACAATATTGATTTGTGCAGAAATATTTGCAAGCAGAATAGACTTAATCCATACATAAAGGTAATGTTGAATTACCGTACTGCAAGATACGATGCACAGCACTATGCGGTAGAGTGGAGAGATAAACCAAGTGTGGATAATTTGATTAAAACAATGAATTTCACACATGAAGAAGCAAAAGCCGAAACTCCAGTGTCAGCATGTGGAGTAGAGATTGGTGAATCTATTGTTGTAAGAGATATTGTACTTAAAGGTACAACAAATCTGTTTAAATGGATTACCGAAAGAAAATTAAGCCCTTTGATTATTTCTTCTCCATATAAATTTGACACGGTAGTAATGTAAAGGAGGGACAATTATGTGCTACTATGTGTGTTTGCCAAAAACCGAATCGAAGCCTAACATTTGGAGTTGGCTTGAAGGAGATATACACTCTCCGCAGTGGTTATGGGGTACTAAATCTGCGGCAGCCACAGTAACTCGCAGAGTTGATTTTATACCTGTGAGTGCAAAAGAAAAATACAATGTCAATTTGATTGTTGGCACATTGGATGCCTTTAATAAAAAATGGAGTTATCTTGGGCAAGAAATTGAAAAACATTATTCTCATTTCTATATTCCAAAAAAGAAATTAGATGAATATGGCAGAGTTAAATGGAGAGAAATCTGTGCTCCGGATGATGAATTATCTGAAGCATTGAAAGACTTAAAAGAGATTTTCGAGACTGCGGGTGTTTCATTACATCATACCAACGCATACGCTTATGTTCGACATAGAACAGCCTCGGATGCAGTTTCCAAGCATCAGTATAACCATAGTCGCTGGTGGATAACAACTGATTTTCAAAACTTTTTTGGTAATACTACCAAAGAGTTTCTTATGTCTATGATGGCACAAATATTTCCATTTAGTGCAGTTATTGAACGAGATTTTGGAAAAGAGTGTTTAAGCAGGGCATTAGATTTATGTTTTCTTAATGGGGGCTTGCCACAAGGAACTCCAATCAGTCCAATGCTTACTAATATTATGATGATACCATTTGACTACATAATGACAAAAAAGTGTCGTGAAAAAGACTATATATATACCCGATATAGCGATGATATACAAGTTTCACACCGCAGAAAGTTTAATCCAGATGAAGTTCTTGGATTCATCCACGAAACACTAACTCAAATTCACGCTCCGTTTACAATTGAGAAAGAAAAAACAAAGTTTAAAAGTGGAAATCAGTTCGTATTAGGTGTTATGTATAATCAAAATTGCGACATTACAGTCGGTCATAAGAATAAAAAAGAGTTCAAAGCTACATTATTTAATTATATGTGTGATAGGCTAAGCGGTCAAGTTTGGGCGTTGCCACAACTCCAACAAATGATGGGTAAATATGCATATTACTCAATGATTGAAAAAGAGTATTTTGAAAATGTAATGAAGGAGTATTCTCGTAAATTTAAGCAGGATGTTATGAAATGTATCAAAGCAGACTTGCGTAGATGCTAATAACATCTGGTGGGATTTTATTAAATTCTTAATGAAAATTCATTGCAAGTTTTTCGGAAACCATTTTGCTTGCAAATATATTGAGCAGTCGCCAAGCGGTTAAGGCACTGGACTTTGACTCCAGTATCGTGGGTTCAATTCCCACCTGCTCAGCCAAACGGTATTGTGTAGCTTTATAACCTTGCGGTTCAAAATAAAAATCTACTGTTATTGTAGAAAGACTTTATACTGATCAGTTACTCAGTTTGGCGTTGAATGGAATGGTAGTGTCCCTTGACTGTTGTTCCGTCAGCCTTCAATCTACACAATACCGAATATGACACAGTAGTCCAACGACAGAGACAGCAGACTTAAAATTTGCAAAGTGAGAGTTCAAATCTCTTCTGTGTCACCATATGGACTGTTAGCTCAACAGGTTAGAGCGTCAAACTCATAATTTGAGGGTACAGGGTTCGACTCCCTGACAGTCCACCATTTACAAGTGAGTGCAATCGGCACAAACTCATTTTGTAACCTCCTTGACGCATGACGGATAAGCGTCACCATAACGGTCTGTGGTTGTTCATTAGAATGAACTGAGTCCGTCCAAATAAAAGAAAGGAAAGAATCCAATGAAGAGGTTAAAAGCTGAACTACATAGAATGCGATTCTGGATAAGTGCAATATCAATTTCCATTACAATTCCGTTGTTTATAATCGCTCGATTAGGAGCAGTGAATGAACGGAAATCAGAAATGCTCGGTGGCGAATTGTTGATTTTGTTCATTCCATTCATTGCAAATATGATATACATAAACATTAAAGATACAATCATTGAGCATCGCAGAATGACGATGATTCTCAAAAGGAAGAAAGTTCCAAAGCCCACAATTGTGGTTAAAAATATTAAGAGTATAAAAGAGAATAATACGAAGGATGTGATTGATAACGTCCATAGAGAAAAACCAACTTTTTAAAGTTGGAGATAAAGTTAAAATACTTCCGACAATACTTGCAGTCTATCCTGATTTTCCGTATGTAGGAGCAGCAGGTAGAGTATGTACCGTGACAGGCAATGGTACTCAGATAGGTGTTGAGTTTTCGTGTCCTCGCAGTTACTTACACGATTGTAACGGAGCATCTAAGCAGGATTCTGGCTGGTGGTGTCTTAGGAGCTATTTGGAGTTTATACCTGATAATTTGCCAGATATTTGGGAGTATATTAAATAAAAGTGAGGTTTTATTGGAGTTTAACTGAGAAAAACCACGAATAAATTCAACATTTAAACAAGATAGTATAGAGGTGTAAAATATGATTGATTGTTCAAAAACTGAAAATTATTTTATTGAAAAAAAGAGAATGTTGAAAGCAACAGAATCAACAGTATGCAGAGTGGGATGTGCCAAATGCCCCTTAAGTGCTGGTAATAACAATAAAGGAATATGCTGCACAGATTTTGAAGTGCTTTATTCCGAAAAAGCAATTGCAATCGTTCAGAAATGGAGCAATGCACATCCGCAGAAGACTTATTTGAGTGAGCTTTTGAAAATCTTTCCAAACACTCCACTTAAGGATGATGGAACTCCTAAAGGTATATGTCTGTATGAATTAGGGGTGACGAGTTTAGATAATTGCGAAGTAGACAATGCGTGTGCTAAATGCTGGAATCAGCCTATTAAGGACGGTAAAAAATGAACGGAACAACCCTCGGTAAATATTATGATTTTTATGCCATTGATGAATATTATTGTGAAGACGATGAAGTTTTACCAAGACCTCTCAAAGTTATCGGCAAACCTTGTGGAGTAAAAATTTATAAAAAGCACATATACTTTCATTGCCGAAGTATGTTGAGATAATTAGTTTTAATGGAAGTTAAGGAAAGGAGGATTAAATAATGGCAAAATTTGCGATAACTTATGAAAATGAAACAATCAAATATGAGCTTACTTTTAAAGACAAAGTGTATGACTTTACAATGTATAAGTATGAAGATGATTGCGGTATACACGGTATGCACTCTGATAAACAATTGTTTAGCTATCAGTTGGAAAACGATGGTGTTGACACTTCTATGTTAGATTGGGATATAGATAATGTAGTGTTTTCAAACGATGAAGTAGAAATCCTTGATACACTTAAAATGTTAGAAACAATTGAGTAGGAGGTAAAAATGAAAATAGTTTATCACAATGACGCTGACGGTAAATGTGCAGGTTTCTGGGTTAAGGAACTTGCTTATGCTGAGGAATATATTGGTTACATAGAAATAGATTACGGCAGAGAGTTTCCGTTTGATAAGATTGAGAAAAATGAAACAGTATATATTGTTGATTACTCAATCGAACCAAACGAAATGGATAGGCTTCTCGAAATCACACCGAATGTTACTTGGATTGACCACCATATTTCAGCAATTAAAAAATATGAAAACTACGATAAAGAAATTCGTGGTATTAGATATGACGGAGTAGCAGGATGTATGCTTACATATTGTTATCTGAAGCATATGACAGATAGAGGCAATGGCGACATTAAACCATTCGAGGAAAGTATGACGGAAGATGCTCCGATGTTTACAAAACTGATAGCTGATTACGATGTGTGGACTTTCAAGTATGGACATTTGACCAAAGAATTTCACGCAGGATTCAAGACACTATCAAACACAGCTCCATTCAGTAATTGTTGGATGAAATTAAATGATCCTGTATATGATTATGGTGCTACAGATACTTTAATCAAGGAAGGTGTTTCAAGAATTAAGTATCGAAAAGAAACAATGGAACACTATTGTAAAACTTTCGGTTTTGAGGTTGTGTTTAACGGTTACAAATGCTTTGCTGTCAATATGGGAATGATGAGTAGTGACGATTTTGTTATTAATAACATTGACGATTATGATATGCTGCTTGGCTTTGTTTTCAATGGTCACGAATGGAGATATTCTCTGCGTTCAACGAAGGTTAATTGTTCAAAGGTTGCTATGTTGTATGGTGGTGGCGGTCATAAAGGTGCTGCTGGGTTTAATACCAAAGAATGTGTTTTAGAAAAGGGTGATTAAATATATGCATCAAGTGTTGGCGGTTTATCCGTTTATGGACAATGAAAGGATGTACTGCGATATTCCGTCAGATATTGAAAGCTGGGCGGTATCGTGCGATTACGGTACTGTAAATCCCGCATCATTCGGTTTGTGGGGCAGAAAAAACGGT